TTATTCATTAATAAAAACTAATAAATCATTTGTAGTCCAAAGTTTTATATTAAATCCATTTTTATTTAAAGCTTTTGCGGTTTCAAATGCATTTTCATTATATGTAGATGTAGTTATAAATATAGCATTTTTTACACCGTCCATCATTGCTGCACCAGCAAGTTTTTGAATTTCTTCTCTACCAATAGATTTATTACTATTCCAATATTTGCATTCAATATATGTCTTTATACTATTTTTTTCTATGACGATATCTTTCCCACCATCGTTAGTTCGTGGAGTTAATATTACTTTAAAATTCTTTCTTTTAAATTGTTTTGCTACAAATTGTTCAAACTTTCTCCAATCATTAATATTATCAATATCTTCTTTTCTATACCTTTGCATATTATTTTTTTGCAATTCAATAATCTTTTTATGAGATATCTCTAATTCATTTTCAAGTGATATTAACTTTGCATGTTCTTTATCATAAGCACGCCTAAGATAAATAACTTCATCATGAGTTTTTATATATTTTTTATTTAACTCATCATATTTATTTTTCCATATATTAGCATCATTTTTATTTAAATATTTAATAGAATGTTCTGGTCTATTTTCCATAGAATACTTCCATAAAATAAGTATTTTATCTAACTCAACTATTTTTTGTCTATATTTTTCTATTATTTGCTTATTTCTATTTATAATTTGTTCTTTTTCAATTATTATTTGTTGATTTTCTTTCTTTATTTTATTTAATTCATATGATAATTCTTTAATTTTGCCTTCAGCTATTTCTTTTTCCTTATCTGTTTTTATTTTTTTTACATTAAACTCACATTCTCTCAATGTAAAATCATGTTTTAATTTTTCTAACTTTTCTTCGACATTATTTCTTTTCATATATTCACAAGTTACAACAATCAAAGCTATTCCTACAAAAATAAAAATGATGAATAATATTATTTTGGCAACTTCCATATGTTCACTTCTTTATAAAAATATTTTCAAGACACAATGTTTTATCATTGTGTCTTTTTTCTTTGCTTAAACTTAAAAGTTGTCTGAAATTTTCTTCAAGTTTATCTTTTAAGCGTTTCTAGTTTTCTGCTCTTTTTCATCAATCACATCGTCATATTCAAGATCTACATTAATTTTTATTTTTCTTTTAGCTTTATCAGATAGCTCTCTATATTTATCTATTATATCAATCTCATCTTTTGAAAAAGAAGCATCATACTCACTTTGAGTTTCTCTAACTATATTATCTTTTAAACTATTTAAACCTAATTTTATTAATTCTACAGTTGCCAAAGAACGACTAGCTAAACGATTTTGAAATCTGTAGTCATCAATTTTTTCTAATAGTTCTTCTTCAACAATAAGTGTATAACGTGGTTTTTTTGTAGGCATAATAATTCCTCCAATATTTTATATTTTATAGTTCATATTATACATCAGTTCATATGTTTTTTCTAAATAATTTATTGACAGTTCATACAAAGTGAACTATAATCTTATTAAGGTCATATTGTATGAACCTGTTTAAAATTTAATAACAGAAAGGAGCATAACCTATGCCAACTAAACTAAAAAGAATAACTTTTGCGGTTACTCCAGATATAGAAAATATCTTAGATGAAGCAAAAAAATTTTTTTATAATCGCTCACAATCTGAAATGTTAAGAATCTTAATTTTAGAAGGCTTAGCCTCTTTAAAAAAAAAGAACAAAATAGCTTAAAGAAACAGCTTAAAGGAGATGCTATATATGTCGAATAAAAAAAGTATTTTTGACGCACTTAACGCATTAAAAAACATTCAAAGAGATTTAGCGTTAATTGATATTGAAAAAACAATGAATAACGCACAAATTATGCATAACAACCACAGAACTGCAGTAAAAAAAGCTATGTTAGAAGGGTTTGCAATATCAAATGTTGTTAAAAAAGGCATTGAAGAAGATACCCTTTTAAACGATAAAGAAGCAATTGAAGAATTAAAATCCATTTTAGTTATCTTATTAGGCAATCAATCGATGTTAACTGCTGAAATTTATCGTTTACTTAAAGACGAACCTAACGGCAATGATAAAAAAGCAGAATAAATAAGCTTATACTAGCCGTGCAGTATAAGTCCGACAACACAATCCTCCAAATAAATAAACCCATAAGTATATACAAAATTTAAATTTCTTGCTCTTTTTTATTTACGCACCGCAATTGTTGTCGGACGTATAGTGCACGGCAGAAAGGAATATATGTATGAACAACGTAATAAGCCTCATCGACCCACGAGAGGCACTGGAAAAGGCGAAAAAAGATATGGAGTTATTAACTCTTGTTTTGGAAAATACGCTTGATGAAAACGCTCGTTTAAAAGAAATTATCACTGATAATAAAAAAACTGAATTAATAACCGCTAAAGAAGCTAAAGAAATTTATGGATTATCTGAATACCAAATTAGAGAGCTTGGAAAACAAGGCATCATTGGTGAAGTTCCTTTTGGGGGCAGTAAAAAATTCATAGTCGATGACATCGAAGCATATATAAATAGCTTTAGGAAAACAGCAAAAGCTATTTAATATATTTTAACCTTGAAAGGTGGTGAGAATATGAATAAAAAAGAAAGTGTTTTGGACAATGAACTTTATACAGAAGTGATAATAAAAAAAATTGTTACTCCGTATAAACGCATTCGCGATAGATTAGGCATACCACCATCTATCGTTGCAGAAAAGTTGAATATAAGCTTGCCAAGTCTATATTCATATGAGAATAAAAATAGGCCCATACCAAAAGATGTGGTACGAGCCATGGATAAATTATACGGTTGTCAGGGAAGATTAATAGACTATTGGATAAATAATGACCCTTCTTCAACCTACACTATTTAACTATTAAATATTATACGGTAGACCGAAATAACATTCAATCATTTTAACACTTAACAATCAATTAAACCCCTCGAATTCGAGGGGTTTAAACGAAAGGAGAAAAACCAAATGAAAAAATTATATAAATACCGCAGATTAGCGGGTATTTTCTTATTAGCGGGTGCAGTAGCAATAGGAACGCATACACAAGCCAAAGACATAAATAAACAAGATGAAATTTATTATGTTGTTCAACCTGGTGATACTCTTTGGAGTATAGCAAGTAAGCACTGCACCGATGAAGAAAATATACTGGAATTCATTCACAGCATTAAAACTAAAAATAATATTATTTCAGCGAATTTAAATGTTGGGCAGAAAATAAAAATTGGCTCACGTCCCCACGAAAGCCAATTCCCAAAGAATGAAAACTAAAATATTTATTTCTTATAAATTATATCACAAAAAAGGTGAAAACAAAATGAAAAATTTATATTATTTTACTTTTGGTTGTGGCCAAAAGAATGAAGGCTTTGTTCAGCCTATTCTAGCTAATAGTTGGGGAGAAGCTAGAGCCAAAATGGTTGAAATAAATGGCAATCATTGGGCATTTCAATATACAGAAGCCCAATGGAATAAATGGAAAAAAGAGGTTATGGAAAAAAATATTCCAATCTCTATAGAAAAAGAATTACCAACAATAACAACAGAAGGTGATTAAGATGTTTGATTATGACGAATTTGAAAATAAATGCTGCGAAGAATGTACTCATTCTTATGTTTGCAACATAAACGAATTAGCATGTGATTACAACGATGAAATAGTTGTAAGTAATTATCAAGAAACTGAAAACTACATGTGTTGCGGTAGTTTTGGTTTTAGAAGGGAGATATAAATATGCTCTACAAAAAAATTATGACGATCGAGCAAATGCAGGACGAAAAAGCATGGCTCGAAATGAGAATGAAGGGCATCGGCGGAAGTGAAGCTTCCGCTGTATGTGGACTAAATAGATATAAAAGTCCTCATGCTCTTTGGCTTGAGAAAACAAATAAGATAGAACATGAAGATTTATCAGACAACCAATATATTTACTGGGGGCATAAGCTTGAGCCAGTCATTGCTGACTGGTTTACTGAAACGACTGGTAAGAAAGTACAACGTGCTGGACTTATGCAGTCTATAGCGAACCCATTCATGCTGGCAAGTGTAGATAGACTTGTCGTAGGTGAAAATGCTGGCCTTGAAATAAAAACAGCGTCTGGTTACAAGTCTAAGGAATGGCAACTTGACGAAGTACCAGATGAATATTATATCCAGTGCCAACATTACATGGCCGTTACTGGCTGTGATAAATGGTATATAGCTGTTTTAATCGGTGGTAATAACTGTATATGGAAAGAAATCCCACGCAATGACGATGATATAAAAGAACTTATCACCATTGAAAAAGATTTTTGGTACATGGTTATGAACAACATAGAACCACCAATAGACGGCTCACAGGCTTCTACAGAGGCATTAAATAAAAAGTTCATAGGTGGGCAAAAAGAACCTGTTGAGCTTTCCTCTACAGCAGAGGACAAAGCAAAAAAACTCCTTGAGCTTCAGGAGCAAGAAAGAAATATCAAGATTGATATTTCCTTACTTCAGAATGAAATCAAGGAAGAAATGGGCGACAATGAAGAAGCCTATCGAGGTAACTATCAATTTTCTTGGAACACTGTTAAAGGCAGAACAAGCATTGATAGTAAAAAACTAAAACAAGAAAAGCCAGATATATATATGGCATACCTTAAAACAGGTTCACCATCACGCCGTTTTTCTTGTAAATATGTTGATTAATAAGTGAGGATAAATAAATGGAAAAACAACAAAACAAAAAAGAACAGGAAGGTGCTTAATTATGGCAACAACAAAAGGCGGATTACTCGCCAAAAATAAAACAGCAGTACAACAACAAGGAGTGAATATATCAGCTATGTTGAATAGTTATCTCGAAAGAGATGGTTTTAAACGTCGCTTCGATGAGCTCTTAGGAGCTAGAGCTCCTCAATTCGTATCAAGTATGGTTACTTTAATAAATGCTGATGATAAGCTAAAACAATGTTTTAACGACGCACCATTAACAATCATACAAGCTTGTTTAAAGGCAGCGACCTATGATTTACCAATCGATCCTAATCTTGGATACGCATATATTGTACCATTTAATAATACAGTAAATGGTACAAAACGTATGGAAGCGACTTTTATTATGGGCTATAAAGGTATGCATCAACTTGCATGTAGAAGTGGTGTGTATCAAAAGATTAACGTTCTTGATGTTAGAGAGGGCGAACTCGTATCGTTTAACAGACTCACAGAGGATATCGAGTTTGATTGGATTCAGGACGAAGAAGAACGCAATTCAAGAAAAATTATCGGCTATGTCGGATACTACAGATTAGTAAACGGTATGGAAAAAACCATTTTTATGAGTAAGCAAGAAGTAATCAATCACGAATTAAAATTCCGCAAAGGCCAGTACATGGGTAAAGGCTGGCGACAAGACTTTGATGCTATGGCACTTAAAACAGTTTACAGAAAACTAATCGGCAAATGGGGCGTTATGAGCATTGACTACAAAACAAAGCCAACGCCTGGTATGGTTGCTCTGGCTGAAGCTGTAGCTACAGGCGATTTTGACGATGAAGAAAAATTAATCGAAGCCGAAGCACCTAACAATGTAGATATGGAAACAGGAGAAATCTTGTCTAGTAAAAACGAAGAAAAAGTAAAAGTTGATGAACAACCAACACTAGCAGAAGCAGTTGATAACAAATGAGAACCTATCTACAGTTAGCTATATTACTAACATGCAGAAAACAAAATATGACTTCTGTCATTGGTGCAGGGACCGTGGAAGATATCCACGGTTCTTTACCCAGTGATTTTGAAGAATATAAAAGAGAAACCATAAGAAGGGCATTAAAAACGCTTTTAAATAGGGGATATATAAATACTGGTTTAAAGATAGGTCATAAGAATAGTTATTATCTATCCAGTAAAGGCTACAAAGAAACAGAAAAGGCAGGAGAAAAGAATGTTCAAGAATAGTATTTTAAATATCAGCTTTGGTCAAGGTGCTGGAAACATTGGGCAATTGATGGAACAGCAAGGAATATTAAATCTTGCAATAAATACCAGCAAGCAAGACCTAGACACACTAAATGTTAAACATAAATACTTAATTAAAAACGGACAAGGCTGCGGAAAAGACCGCAATAAGTCTAAGAAATTAGTTGTTAATGACTTTGAAAACATCTTGGCAGTAATCAACAATATTCTAGATACTAACAACACTATTAAACATATATTCATCGGTTTTACCATGGGTGGTGGCAGTGGTAGTGGTGGCGGTCCTATGCTCGCCAAACTAATCGCAAACGAATATTCAAATATAAATGTTTGTGTATATGCAGTAATACCATCTAAGAACGAGCCATTCAAGGCACAGTATAACGCCTGTGAATGTTATCGCGAGCTTATAAAAATCGAAAATCTAGGGAGTATGTTCTTCTTAGACAACAATAAACATGAGAACAAATTTATCATAAACCGATATTTTGTCGATGACCTAATGGAATTTCTTAAAATACCTGATGAAGATAAATCTTCTAAAGGAAATATCGACATCGAGGAAATGAATACAATTTTATCTTGTAACTTAATGATTAATATATCAGTAACTGATGAAAACAATCATAAAGTTAAGCCATCAATTTTAGTTGATACCGAATGTGATGGTTTTGTTAAATATATAGCTTTATCCAACGCTAAACAGAATTTATTAAAAGATATTCAGACTTCTGTTGGTTATCCATTAGATGCATTCTATACATTTAATAACAGAAAGATAAATGTAATAGTTTTAGCTGGATTGAGTTTACCTTCTTCCAGCATGAATGAAATTTTTGATTTAGTAAATCAAAGATCGACCATGATAACAAGAGAGAGTACAACAAAAGAATTAAAATTAAACGATATATTCTCATCTAATAAAAAGAAAAAAGAAGAAATAAAACGCTCACGTAAAGATATTTTTGCAGAGTTTATTTAATAGTAATGTAGTTTAAATGTAGTGTTGGTACTAGGTAAATGTAATATTAACGTAATCCTAGTACCAACTAAATGTAATGTAGACTGAATATTGAAAAAATAGGAGGTGCAAACATGAATAGATTAGAACTTATAGCCAACAATGTATTTGCAAGTAACTTCAATCACACGTTGCATGCATACATAGATATTGCAGGTGGTTTAGTAGAAGGTACATTACTTGGGCAAATCATGTATTGGTTTAGCCCTGATAAAAACGGCACCATACGTGCCCAAATAAAAAAAGACGGTGAATATTGGATTGCCAAAAAACGTTCCGATTGGTGGGACGAAATCCGTATAACAGATCGTCAATATGATAGAGCAATTAAAAGCTTGTTAGATAAAAATATTATCGTAATAGCTAAATATAAATTTTGTGGATTGCCAACACCTCATATTCGTCCTAACTATGAAAAAATAGGTGAGTTGCTTGACGAATATTTATGCAATATAAATTCAAAAATCGATACAAAAAAAAGTGCGCAAATAAGTGCGCAAAATACTACAGATGTGAAAACGGGAATTACACAAAGTGTAAAACGGGAATTACACAAAACGCAAAACGGGAATTACACAAAACGTAATTCCCATATAACAGAGCATACTACAGAGAATACTACAGAGAATAATAATATATGCGCAACTGAAACTTGCGCACAAGCACCTCAAAACATCGATGAAATGTTTAATAAGTTTTGGAAAGCATACCCAAAACGCAGAGATAAAAAAAGAGCTTACAAGGTTTTCATGAAGATAAAGCCAAATAACGAACTCTTACAGCAAATGCTAGACTGCATCGAGCGAGAAAAGAAATCGCTAGATTGGCTAAAGGATAACGGTCAATACATTCCTTATCCTTCTTCGTGGCTAAATGGCGAACGATGGAACGATGAGGATATAACGGATACGGTTACAATCATTGACAATAAGCCAAAAGCAGTACCAGTGGTAAAAAATGTTGCATTGGAAAGTCTAAGAAGTGCAGCAGAAAAAAGCACCAATACTCCAGCATTAGGAGATATTGGCGATATGTGGGGTGATGATGATGACTACTGATGAAGCAAGCAAATTAATAGCAATTTTCACTTGCGTAATGCCAAATACACAAAAATTTGACTTAGAAAATGCTGCCCCAGTATGGTCCTTAGTTTTGTCTGACATCACTTACGATGTCGGTAAAATGGCAGTTATAAAGATTTTGCGTAAAAAACAAATATCAATTTTACCTCTTCCAGGAGAGATACGCGAAGAAGCAAAAAACATTATGGCCAGCGTAAAAAAGAACGCACCGCCAGATGTATATACTGCATGGGACGAAGTAAAGAGAAAATTAGGGAGCGTATCTCGAAACGGTATCGACTGGAGCCACCCAATTATCCGTCGTACCGTTCAGCTTATTGGTGCTTATGAAATAGCCACAGCGACCTATGATATATTTCCTAGGTTTGCTAAGGTTTATGAAAGCCTCATAGCTAGAAAAGAAAATAACTACGAGAACAAAATATGCTATCAAATAGCACAGCAAAATTTAGACCTTTTCAACGGTATTGAAGCACCGATGACATTGACGCAAAAAGCCAATGAGAGAATGCTCAACGGTAAAGACGCAATTGAATTTGTAAAAGGAGCGTAACAATTATGGGCAAAATAGGAGAACCAGTAAAATGTGCAAATGATGGTTGCGATACTATATTTATTCGCAAAACATCAACAGAAAAATACTGTTGCGATGAATGTAAAAAAGACGCCATCAATCGCAAACGTCGTGAAAAAAGACATGGACGAAGCAACTTCACACCAGGAGTAAGCCGTTGCGCTTATTGTGGCAAAGAGTTTTGGCAAAAAACAAAGAACAACATTTACTGCTGCGAAAAATGTTGTCGAAGAGCTTTGAAAAAAAAAGCAGCACAAGAAAAAGGCAAAGAAATAAAAACTAGAAAGCCTAAACAACAAGTCCCAGAAAAACATATAATGCCAAAAGAAATGTTTGTTAAAAGATTGTCAAACGATTTATTTTGGGCACATAAGTGAGGTTATTTTTATGAATAAAAAAGATATTTTGGACGAAATGATAAAAATTTTAAATACAATGCCAGATGATAAAATAGATGGCTTTGTTTTAGCTATTTCAGGTCATGAAGGCTATAACGCATTTACACAGATATCAGCTAGTATAGATGATTTAAAAGTTAATACTAATGCATTTATATTAACAAAATTAGTTTATGTTTTATTAGACAACATGAATAAATACAGCGAAGAAGAAATTTTTAAACTAATGGAAAACATAGAGATACTGCCTGAAATATTAGCATTATACAAAAAAATGACAGAGCGTACATCAGGATATAAAAATTTAATCAGAAATTTACGAAAACAATATGAAAAAATGGAGAAGGATAAACATGAGTGAATTTATAAGTGGAAATGTGGGGATAGTTAGAAAAGAAGATATATTTTGTTTGGAGATATCAGAACCTGATTATACAACAAGTGGATATAGAATAATAGCTACTTGCTATAAAAATAACAAGCTACAAATAGTACACATAGAAAGAGGAAAGACTTTTTTTTATATATCTAAGAGTTTTGAACGAATGAAAAAAGAAATAGAAGGTATCGAATAATGAAAGTTAATGATATATGTTTTGAACTAGACGAGTTAATTAGCAAAATAAATTTAAACGAAGCTAATAACGATGAAATAAAAAACAAACTAACACAAATAAACAATACCTTAAAAGATACTATATTTCCAAAAAGAAAAATATATATAGTTATCGATGAAGGATTTATTCAAGGTGTTTATGCAAAAAAAGAAATAGCACAGAAAAAAGTTTTAGAAGGATTCGGCGGTCAGGCTGTCGAGTATTGGGTTGATGATGTTCTATGAAAGGTTGGGAGAACGTAACCGAGGAAGATATTCTTAAACTTAGCTACAAAAAGAATATCAAGCCCACAAGCAACACAAAAATAAGCACGGATAAAATAATAAAGAAAAACAAATATAACGCCGTTAAAACAAAAACAGACGGTATTATATTTGACAGCAAGGCAGAGGCTCAATATTATTCCGAGCTTTTGCTCTTGAAAAAAGCTGGTGTAGTGAAATCTTTTGTGATGCAAAAAGACTTCACACTTCAAGAAGCATTCACCAGAGAAAACGGTGAGCGAATAAAAGCTGTTCGCTACAAAGCTGACTTTGTGGTCCAATATACAGATGGTCACGAAGAAGTAGTTGATGTAAAAGGCATGAAAACAAGAGTTTACATCAACAAGAAAAAGCAGCTTCTTGAAAAATATCCAAATATCATTTTCAAGGAAGTGATGTGATGCTTACTTTAGGAGTTTTTGTTTTTGGTGGAATAATTGGATTTTTGGTTTGTGCCTTCTTTGTAGGTGCTAATCAAAATAAATGGAAATAAAGAGAGATTAATAACATTTTATAAAAATGGTGAAAGAGTATTAGAATCAGAACTTACTTTTAAATATATGGGTTAGGAGTGGTAACGATGAGAAATATACATTTGATTGAACAGTTCATGAAGGAAAATAATTTGAAATACGATGAACCATTTATTATTAAATGGAAATGGTTTAAAGAATATAAAGATATACAAAAAAAGGGCATAGTAAAAATTATTAAACGTATTTGTAATGGAAAAAGTTTTGTGAGCGTTGTTTCAATAGAAGGATTTTATGATTCTGAAAATCGTTGGAAAGATGATAGAGAAGATATGTCTAATCCACTTGATGAAGATAAACTTCTTTATGATATTGTATTTAACGATACAGTACAGGTTGTTAAAATTCCGTTTAAGCCTAAAAATGGAGGAGAATATTATAGAATTATTCATGGCTGGGATATTATTAAAGATACTTTTAGTGAAAGCAATGATTGTGATTGTGCGTTCTTTCTAATTGGTAATTGTTTTAGAACTAGAGAAGAAGCTGAAGCTAATCTAGAAAAAATAAAAAAATTATGTAGAAGAAATAAACCGTTGATTGATTTAAACGAGGTGGAATAAATGAAAAATGAAGATTTATTGAACGATTTTATGAAAGAAAATAATTTAAGTTATGATGAGCCTTTTTTTGTTAGTATAGATAACAAAACGAAAAGATATAAAATAGTTAAATCCACAAATAACTACGTACCAGAAGTATATGTTTTTTCGTCATTATTTAATGATTGGACATTAGCAGTGGAAGAAGCATTAACAAATATTTTATTTAATAATAACTTTAAAATCATATCGGCATGGAAGCCAAAACTAAATGAAGAATATTATTATTTTGACGGCAAAAATATTTATTGTTCTAGATGGAATAATTATTTTACTGATATAGCTTCATTTCTAACAGGAAATTGTTTTAAATCGGTAGAAGAAGCTGAAGCTAACAAAGAAAAAATAATGAAAATATTTAACCAAAATCAACCACTAATTAATTTATATGAGGCAGAATAATGAACCTTAAAACAAATAAAGAATACAAAGAAAAACAAGAACATTGTTTTTTATTCAATAAACCATACAAGCTAGAAAGATATAGTAAAATGTCTTATGCTGGCATGGCAATATATGATATTTTACACATGGTAGAAAAGCAAAAAGAACAATGGGGTGATGAAAAACATTTATCACCTCATCAATGGTTAGGACTTATAGCAGAAGAGATAGGCGAAATGACAGAGGCTGTCAATGAAACTTATTTACCAAACAGAACCAAAGAACATTTAGGCGGTATTGAACATATTCAAGAAGAAGCCATTCAGGCTATGGCTTTAATGGTTAGATTTCTTGAAAGTATAAACGAGGAGCAAACAAATGATTGATATATATAAACCATGAAAAAATATTTTGCCAAAGAAAAATAAAGGCATTGATTATTATAGAAGTAAAATTATTAAAAAAAAGATAGCAGAAAGAGAAAGACACTTTGAAAATATGGTGAGATTTTCTTACAACGAAATGATAACAGCAGCAAAAAGAAATTTGCCATATATAAAACCTTGTCCATTTTGTGGTGGCGAAGCTGTTTTATATGGTCGCGATATTGATGATTCAGATTTAGATACATTGGTTATTTCAGACACAGGAAAACTAATGAACCCAAATATCAATTTATTTAGCCTAGTAATAAAATGCACTATATGTGGTGTTGAAAAAGAAACAGATACTATATATAGTTGTTGTGAAGCAGAAAATAAAGCAGCTATAGAGTTTGCCATTAATCAATGGAATAGAAGAGTTAGAGAAGGAGAATGTATTGATGCTGAATTTAAAGAAGAAGAAAAGGAGTGATAAAGTGAAGTTAGTATATAAACCTTTTAGTAATGAAAATAAAATTAATATAGCGGTTGCTTCTAAGCAATCGCTATTAGCCTTAATAAAAATAATGAAAGAAAATAATTCATTTGATACAAGCAAAGGTAAGATATTTTTAGTTGATAATAAGCATGAGGAAGAAGTGATTATATGAATAAAGTAATATTAGCTGGAAGGCTAACTAAAGACCCAGAAGTACGTTATACACAAACAGGAAAAGCAGTGGCGAGCTTCACTTTAGCTGTTAATCGTAGGTTTACAAAAGAAAAAGATAAACAGCAAGCCGATTTTATTCCAATTGTTATATGGGATAAACTAGCTGAAGTATGTGGAAATTACCTGGTAAAAGGTACTCAAGTTTTAATTGAAGGTCGTATTCAAATACGAAACTACGATGCTAAAGATGGAAGTAAGCGTTATGTAACTGAAGTCATAGCTCAATCAGTTGAATTTATGGGGTCTAAATCTACAACTAATACTGGTGGTGCAGTTCCAGAAGCTGCTAAAAGTTTTGGAAGTGAAATACCACCAGATGAAGAAATTCCATTTTAAAAAATAACTTCTTTAGTCAGGCAGGACTTAAAGGAGGAATGTATATATGTCATCATCATTGTTCGATAAAAGTATTATTTTCAAAAAAATTGAAAGTAATTTTAAAATGTATTCTCAAATAAAAAAAGAATACGAATGTGTTTTAAATGAACGTAGGTTTGATTATAAAACTGGTGGAAGTAATGGCAAAGCTTTAATAAATGATAAAACAGCCAATGAAGCCATAAGAGAAATAGAGCCACCTTATATATCAAAAATTTATATAGATGTTTACGATAACAAAGGAAATGTTTTTATTAAAAAAATTAAAGACCCGCTAAAGTGGGTCCAGCTTTATGAATGGGTGAAAGAAAACACCTTAAAAAATAAAATACAAAGTATTGTTTTTAATGGTAGATATATAAAAGGTGAAAACCATACTGTTACCACAGTAGAAAACAATATATCGACTCAATTATATTTTGATGCTAGAAGCGAAATACTACATACCACTTTAGCAGGAGCTTGTCAAATGGGCATTATAAAAGTTATGTAAATAAAAATAAAGGCTAGGAATATTAATTCCTAGCCTTTTATTAATGTAAATATTTCAACATTTGTACAAGATATTTACCTTTAAAATCAACTTCTTCATCAGCATCTAATGGTCTTTTATCAAATGCCACAAATCCATTTCTACTGTAAAATTCCTTTAATTTCTCATTATCTTCACATTCAAGATAAACTATTTTTCCACCAACAACAGCCTGTACTTTTTCTACTTCTTTACAAGCAAGTTCTAATAATTCATCACCTGTAATCAATGAGGGAAATCTTGTATTTTTCCCTAATTGAGCTATTAATGGAGCGGTTATAACATATATTTTAAAGTTTGGTTCATAAGTGCCAAATTTAGCAATCCTTTTTCGCATTGTATTACTAATAGCTTTTGACCTTGATTTTACTGAAAAATTTTTATTAGCAATAGTAAAATAGCCAGCAATTTCATATTTATTTTTATATGAAGCAAGAACTAATTGTGTTTTTGATAATCCTTTTTTAGAAAATTCTATTGCCTTACAATGCAAAAAATTGTCAACATCTGAATTTAAATTATTTTCAAATGTTGACAATATATTTTTTGTTTCATCTTCGGTTTTCTTTTTTAAAACATCATCTAATTTTACTAATAAATAACCTTCCATTCAACAACCCCTATTATTAAAAAATTCTATCAATGTCATCTTCTGTTGCAGTTCTATAACCCCTAGAAAATACAACTTCTTTTCTTGTTTTTCCTTTTGCATTTTCTAGTGCATTAATTAATGAACGACAACTTTTTTTATCTTTAATAACAATATTTTTTAAAATGCTCTTTGTTGCCATAATAAAGTCCCCCAAAAATACCACGCAAAAACCGTGCAAAAAACATGCAAAATAACCTTTATATTTAAAGTATAATATCAAAAATATGTATTAGTCAATGAATTTTTACATTTTTATGTAAATTATTTAATTAACTATATTTATATAAAAGGCTAGGAATTAACGTTCCTAGCCTTTTATTTTACCAACTTAGAGCTTCTGCTCCTTGATAGTATTCTGGAGTATCTTTTTCTTTTAATCGTTCTCTTCTATCTTTTTTACGGTCTTTTCTAGCTTTTACTATTGTACTTCTTTTCACTCCTAACTCTTTTAATTTTTTTGCATATGGTGCAAGGTTTTCTTTTCGCTCTTCTGCATCGAGGTAATCATCAATAGCATTTTGTTTTTCTTTTGATGTCTTATTCATATTGTAATATTTAAGCGATCCTAATTCGGTATCTATAGCTTCATTTGTAGATTTAAAGCCCATACCACGAATAATTCTACTCATAGCATCATCATATTTTGTTGTAATTCGTCCTCTTCCGTCCTTGCTTTCACCAATAGCAGCGGTATATATATTATACATACCTGGTGATATAGAACGTAACATTCCTAAATTATCACCTTTTGTAGCATTTAAATAAAATTGAGCAATAGTACCGCCAGTAGCACCGCCGAATTTTTCCATAGCTTTAATTACAGGGTTTGCATCTTTGTTATAATCTTCTCCTAATCCTGGTATTATATCATTCATACCAACACGAGAACTAATATCTATACCAACGTTACTCAAACCACCATACAATAATGTTCTTATAGCTACTCTTTCTGGCAAATTTGCGTCTTTACTAGCTTCTAATAAAAATTGTCTTACTGCTTGTTTTGGACTTACACCAAATACAGGTTCAGAAATCAAGCCAACAAGAGCCCATAACAAATCTTCTGCTGGTAAACCAAATGCACCCGCAAAGAAAATCCAACCACCCCAGAATGTAGCTTTTTGTTGCCATGTTGCGTCTTTTTTACCATTAAACGGAATAAAATCACGCATTAACTCAAATTGTTTTATAGGATATTTCATAAACTGAAATAACACCTGGCTTATAATGCTTCCACGTCTGAATACGTTTGGAGCATCATTTACGCCATAATCAAAGTTAGCCTTACGGTTTATATCACGAGCATATTTAACAGCATCATCATGATTTTTATTTAATACATTTCTTGCTTTTCTATATGCTGCAAGAATAGTTGCACAACGTGCTAATCTTTCTGAAGCTTTAAATAAAATCATTGAGCGGTCGCCCCATTTACCAAAGCTTGTTTTACTATAACCAGCACCACTATCAAGCCCTAATTCATGAAGTACGCCCGTATCTTCCATGGCTTTTCTTTCATCAGGTTTTAATTTTGCTATTCTCTTTTCTGTTTGACTTTCTTTTAAAGCAGCGATATCTTTTGCAGCCTTCATTACTTCACTAGCAGCTTTTATAGGATTTTTATCTGTTAGTAATGCTGTCGTATTTAAAAGTTGTGTTAAATTAAGCATAGCCGATGACACATTCCATACACCGAGTTTTAAAATAGATATTTTATTTGTTATATTACCAGCAACAGATAATGCAGCTCTTTCACCATAACGCGATGTAAATAAATATCTCCACAGTCTGCGATTATTGAGCCATGTACTTATAGAATTTTCTAATGCTGATGGATTACCGTTTACATCATTGATATAGTCTTTGATATATCTAGCTGTACCATTAAGATATTTATTATCCGTACCAATTCTTCCATATATACGTTCAAAATAAGAAATGGCCTTAGGTTTAAATTCTGTTTCTAATGCTTCATATCTACAAGCACTATTGAAGTAATGTCTTAACACCCAATTTAAATCTTTATCTTCATATCCTTTAGCACCTGTTCTATGCTGGATATTTCCAAAGAAACGATGTTTACTAGAGCGTCTTACCTTGTTTTTATTATCACCTTTTTTATTCAAAAGTTGTTTGACGACATCAATACTCATATCAAATTCATTTGCAATACGTTTATTTATTTTTTTATAAGCACCATCGCCAACCATTTCAGCATAATATTCTTCATCAATTCCGACCTCATTAAAATCAAACCTTTTAGGGCAAATTATTAACTTAGCATTTTCATTGTCTTTTAAATACTGTTCTGCTTTTTTATAGGCTTCTTTTACATTTCTTCCACTATCCACAGTTGTAGTAGTTCCATCATCATTTTGAAGTACTACATAGAAATCATGGAAAAAGTGTGGTACATATCCTTCTAATTTATTTACTTTTGGAATAGCTTCACGATATTTAACAGTATATAGCTTGTTATTATCAAGGTTTATTTTTTCGCCTTTTGGTGTACTGTAATCATCGCCGTAAATATGAGTGCTTCCATCTTTTTCCGTTACTCCTTCTTTTTCTTCTAAAATTTGAATAGCTTCATTATTTCTTAGAGCTTCTAATTGTTCTTTATTGCAAACATCTTGTCTTATATGACTAGGGCGAATCTCATACGTTACCAAAACATCGTCCTTATCTTTTTCACTTTGAACCTCATCTAAGATATTGACGAATTTATTTTGTTTTAATCCTTCAAGTTTACTTTTAGAAATAATTTCTGATTTTGTTTGTATTTGCGTTCTAGCTCTATTTATTAACTCATAGCACTCATTTAAAAGACCTCTAATAGCAATATATGCTTTAGCTGTACCTTTTTTTACTCCTGTTTCTTCTACGATTTTATCTGCACGTTTTTCAAAATCAGTTATGCCTTTTCCATACTCTTCGCTTAATGCATCACCTTTAAACATCAAGTCATTTAATTCCTCTATATCCTTATCTTTGTTTTCAAGATAATCAAACGCTTCATTTAATTGTTTATTATAGTAACTACGATTTTTAAGCAATTTGCGCATAGCATTATCAGCATAAGTAAGTACAGGTTTAAATGCTACATACTTTTCGGCTAATCGTGCTGGTGATGATAATATAGATTCAAAACCACCAATATTACCAAGCTCATCAACTTTTTTATCATGTGCACTTTTACTGTATATCTTTATACGTTCATCTTTTTTATTTTTAGTAAATCTATTTTTAATATTTTTAAAAGCACCTTTAAAAATACCTGTAGCACTATCAACACTTTTATCATTGTCAGCAGAAAATTGAGAGTTATATTCGTCATCGTCAAATAAAACGCTCATATAATCCTCACCATATTGACGAATTAAAGACTCCTCTTCTTCTTTACTTATAGAATAAAAATCTCTATTATCATTAATTTTTATCTCGCCATCTTTTCCACGTTCAAATAGTTTATTCCCCTGATTATCAACAATAGATAACGCTAGATTATTAAAGTTTTTGAGCATTGATTTCTTTTGAGTTGTAGTAAGTCTAGCTTTAGGATTGTTTAAGAAATCAGTAAATTTATTCATTAAATCACGAATAAATGAAATTAATCTTTTGGCCAAAGATTTATTTTCTTTGCCTAAATTTCTTAAATATTTAACACGTTTAACTACATCATAAAAACTATCAGCCATCATTTCTTCAATAATTTTATCTTCAGATAATTTATCACCACGCCAAACAATTTTACGATAATCATTAATTTGTTTAGATGTTATTCTCTTCTTCATATCATTTAACATATCATTAAACAAACTAGGATTATTTCTGGCTATCCAATGGAATGTTTCATGCCAAAATACTTTAGGGTGGGACCAGTTACCATTTACATTAAGATATGTTGTACCGTGAGAGTGCCAACCTCTAAATCCTTTTGGACCTGTAAACCAATATATTGGAGTTCCCATTCTATCACCGATTGCAGATATTTCTTTTTCATAGTCGCCAATTTTAACATTATCGAAATCAGCTTTTTCCCTAATATCTACATACTCATCTAATTTTTTATACATATCTTCAGCAAAAGAATAATTACTAGATTGTTCTTTATCTGTTATTCCTCTAACCGCATTAACAAATTTCTGTCTATCTTCTGATGACGAAAATAAAAAACCTTTAGCAAATCTACTATATCCACCGCCAGATTGTTTTGCTAATGATTTCAACTGCTGAAAATTCATTTGCTCTTTTACTTTTACACGATATTTTAATTCGCCATTTCTAGTATCTGTATGAGTATCTAAAATGAAAATATCATCTTCAAAGCTATTTTCTTGTTCACTATTAGAAATATTTTCGTTTAAACCTGGATAATATATTAATCTATCCATTGCAGATTTTACCTTTTTAGGTATTTCAACATTTAAAGGAACATTATATTTTTCTGTTTGATAATTATTAATAAATTTATTAACTAATTCCTCAATACGTTTTTTTATTTTATAAATAGCTTTATTTAATCTATTTATAGGTGTTTGACCTTTATATAAATATCTAATTATACTTTCTGCAAATTTTTCTTCGTTTATATTTTCTTTACTGCTTCCATAATTTTTAACATGTAAATATTCCTTGTTTGTTTTTTCTCCTGTAGTTATCCACTCTCTAATATTATTAAAGTCATCTTTTAATTGTTGAGGACAATTATCTTGTTTTGTTAATAAATACAAATCAAGTATAAATCTATGACCTAATTCATGATAAAGTGCTTGAGATGAACTTTCATTATTTACAATAATCCTAGAATCATCTTTACCAAGATATTTTATTTCTTCGTCTAGTTTATTTATTACTTTTCCCAAAGTATATTCATCTTGAAGTGAATATCTTATATAACTCTCAAATCTTCCTGCAACAAAACCACCTCTTATTGGGTCATATTTAGGTGCTTTAAACTCAATATTTAAACTTTCCCAATAATCAATAGGAGAATAATTTTCGTGATAAACTTCTTTGATTATATTGGATATTGTATCTGCTCTATACGCAATAAACATAGCAGCAGTTTTATTTTCATCATCGGACATATCACTAGAGCTATTCTTGGATTGATTATCCAAAAATGAATATGCTTTTTCAAAAACTTTCTTTCCATCATTAGATAACGATATATCATTAACATCTATTTCTACATCTTTATTTGTTTTTGGTATTGTACCTACCACTATGCGATTGTTATATAAATCTTGTTTTTTATCTTGAGCTACTGGAGTATTTTGTTCTTCACGAATAACTTCACCTTTTAAAATTCTTCTTGGGGCAATTACATCTTCTATCTCATCAAAAAGCGTATTTATTGCATCGATATTTCTAAAAGATAAAGTACCTTCTTTAATTTTTAAAGCTTCTTCTCTATCAGCTTCATTTTCGTATTTATCAATTATATAAATGTCTGTTACAACTTTAGTACCTGCTCTTTCAAAAGTTACTGATGGTAACTCTATTTTTTTCATTATTACTGCACGTTTTTCACCTTCGCGTTCAGCTTTTGTTTTAGCATTAGGTACACCATTTAACCATTTATCTAATCGCTTGCCCATAGAGTTTCCAGCAGGTAAAAGTGCAACAATACGACCGCCATCACGAAGATGATTAAATGCTTTTTCCAAATGCTCCATAGCTGTTTTTGCAGCAGTGCCATAAGGTGGATTCATTACAATTTCATTAAATTTATTATGCACATCATAGTTTTCAAACGTACTTTCTATCACACGACCGTTTTTATTAAATCTTAAACGTATTGTATTTGCTAATTCTGAACTTGGTTCTATAGCTACATTTTTTGTATCTTCTGGGAAAAATCTTGCAATAGCCCCATGACCTGCACTTGGTTCAAGTACACTATCACCAGATTTTATATCAGCAAATTCAACCATCTTATAACCGATAGGTTCTGGAGTCGGATAATAGTCTATACCTTCTCTTGCTTTATTTTTGCTTGTTTTCTTTTGGTTAGCATAATAATAACTTTTAGCTCGTTCAAAAGGCGTAATATTTAACTGTTGCTGTCTATCTCTTTGTACACCGCCCGTACCTTCTGTTTTACTATTAGGCAAATATTTTTTCCAGCTATCACTATCTCTACTTTCTTCAAAGGTTTCGATAAATGACTCTTTTAAATTTCTTGCTTTTTCACCTAACGCTAAATTTTCTGCTGTTGATGAACGTTCGGCGATTACTGATGAAAAGATATATGCTTCTGTATTTGTGCCCGTATTTAAATAACGGAATATAGCATTTGATTTTACACCTACTCTATAGATACGACCTTCACATTGAATAGCGTCTGTTGGTCTAGTTGGTAAACCTAAATCAATTAGAACACGTTGCTTTTTACCTGTTCTATCATGTAAGCTAATACCTTCTTTACCTGACGCTCTTTGAATTAAAATTACATCTAATCCGTCATTATCTTTGTTGAACTCTTTTATCATATTGCTTCTTGTCTTTTTATCTACGCTTCCGTTATATATACCAACTTTATCTCCAAAAGCTTCAATAAATCTATTTATAGGTGATGTTAAATCTTTTAAATTTAAATTCAATAAATCTGGTCGTTCACGTTTAAATAATTCGTATTGCTCCATAGCTTCTTTGCTATATCCACTTTTACCCTCATCATCAACATAAATGAAATCTTCTTTTGTCAAAACAAATGGATTGCTTGCTTCATTCTTTTTAAAGTCATGGAAAATAACTACCTTTTTATTTCCTTTTAGATATTCTTTTACTAAATCAATTGCCGACTTTGCTTTTATTGCTTCTAAGATATAACGAGTTTTATTTCCTTTTAGTTTATTTCTTACACGATCCAATAATAAATCATATTTTTTATTATTATCCCATAAGAATTGAATACCTTCATCAATTTTGGCACCAACGCCACTATCAACTAAAATAAAGCCTCTATCATAATCTTGACTTGTAGTTAAAATTCTTCCTGATAAAGCCCCACTATCTTCAAGGAATTTGTGAAATTCCATTTCCATAAGAGATGTATTTACATCGGCATCAGGTTTTGTTAGCTTGTTATATCTCATGCGATAACCAAAATGTTTAATAAAGAAATCTTCATATGGACTAGGTTGATTATAAGAACGAACTTCTTCTTTATCCTCGCCATAACTGAATAAATAGCCTTCGGCATAATCAACATTCGGAACATATGCAAATGGAGTAGCAGACAAAAATACTACTTTTGGCTTATCTTCTTCTTTTATTTCTTGCCATTGTTTAAATAATTCTTCTCTTTCTTTTGATAACTTATCTATTAAATCTTGTCTTGCTTTCTCTTCTTTTTCAGTAGCTTCTCCAGCTTTTATTTTTTGTGCATAATCATCAACAGTTTTATATTCTTCAGCTCTTAATCTTTGGAAACGTTCATATAGTCCATTATGATTATATGTTAATGCTCTTAAATTATTTAATGAAGCTGTAACTTTCGCTTGCTCACTGCTCATCAAACGATGTGATTCATCGCATAGTATTAAATCCCAATCTCTATTAACAAGATTATTGTTATATCCCATATTAGCATATGTTGTAACAACAACATCTTTTCCAATATCATTTGTATTTTCTAGCGGAGTGATTTTAATATCAAAATCTTTTTTAGCAGCGTCTATCCATGCTTTATTGATATCATTGCTAGGAGTAACAATTAAAATATTCTTTTTACCTTGATTTACAAATCTTTTTAATATGCCAAGCCCTGTATATGTTTTTCCCGTTCCTGTACCATTAGTAAACATTACACCAGGTTTTTTATTTTCAATAAGACGTTCTTCCGCGAACAATACATCGCCTTGTTGTTCAGGCAATAAAATAGGCAAGTCATGCTTAATATCATCAAGCCTACTTGCCTTTTCTTTTGAAATTGCTTTATCTTGTTTTAATAAATTTCCTTCATTGAGCTGTCGTTCTTCAGAAGGTTTACTAATTGGTTCTGTTCTTCCTTCGTCAAATACGGTACTTCCTTCATAGCTATCTCTAATGCTTCCTGATAAGTTAGTATTTCTGGTGCTTCCATTCGTATTTGTGGAACTTTCTTTGCGAACTGTGCTATCGCTAGTCGTTCTGCTAGTATCGGAGCTACTAGACTGAACGCGTATACTACGCTGTCCTTTTCTGTCTTGTGAAGTCTGTCCGTTATTTTCTTCTCCATTTCCTCTAATGGATCCTTCGCTTTCATTATCTGCCCCCACTGGGTTTTTATTGTTCCCTTCGCTATCTCGTTCAGTATTGTTGCTGGTGCTGCCATCAACATTTTCTTTCACCTCTATATTGTCATTTTCTTTTAATTGTACCACTGGTATATCTGGATTGAAATAAGCTTGTGCTCCTTTATGTGCTACTTCAATATATTGCATATATGGTTCAGCTTGTTCATTTCCTACCAATTCTTCAAAATCGCTTTTTATTTTATCTAATGATTTTGTTCCGTTTTCCCATTTAGAACCTACATATTGAAATGCAGCCGCTAATTTATTCTCATCTAAATCATCACCTTGATATGAAGCTGTCATATTCCATGCAGGTTTTATCCAAGGCTTTATACGTTCTCCACCTTTTTCAATCATTCGTTCAGAGAAATTAGCAAAATTATTTATACCACGTTGAGCATAAATCATACCTATTTTAAATAAAGGAACTACTACTTCAGGATTAAATAGTGGATTAGCTGACAAATTATCTAGTGCTTTGTTTAATTTATCCCATTCAGCCTCTAATGCATTATCACTATCATCTACAATTTTTACACGTTTTTTTTGCTTATGTTTTTCAGTATTAGCACGTTTTAATCCAAACGCTTTCAATAAATCATCTTCTGCTGTTTTTACATCAACAAATGAAGTTTGCTTTTCTTGACTATCTTTTTTATTTTCTTTTAATTGTATCACATCTTCATTACTGTTAATATCTTCATTTGATATAATATTAGTAGAAGATATAACGCCGGACGGAGTGCCGAGGGCTTCTTGTGAAGATACTGGTTCCGTATGTACCGTTGTATCTTCTTTTTTTATACTTTCTTCATTTAATGATATATGATTAGTGTTGTTAGTAGTTTCACTATTTGATATACTATTAGTAGAAGAAGCTTGTTGTCTTATGGCCGGAATGCCGTTCCTTTCAGGAGCTTGCACCGGATACACGGACAAGCTTCTTTTTTTATTTTCTTCTTCCGGTAAGACATGATTATAATATTTATTACCATTAACATCAGTAAATATCGTTATCTCAACATTTTGCTCTTTTCCATCAATAATAGCTTTACTTTTTAAATATGAATATTGTATAGCTTCACGTTTGTTTTTTTGATTTTTGTTTGAAGAAATATCCGTTGCATTGCGAATTAAATCAGGCAAATATTTTATAAGTAGTAACTTATTTTCTTTGGCACTGGTAGAAACTGATTTACTTATACCTCGTCTTGTAAAATCTATTGTATTATCAGGTAAATTAACTCTACCTAAAATACTATTTTCAACTGAAGTTCCTTGTAAATGTTCTTTATAATATGTTTTTGCCTTTTGACGTAAATCTTTTAAATCTACATATTTACCAAATTCATCACCAGTTACAGTTACAACATTTTTTTCTTTTGTAGCTTCTGTTTCCTGTTCATTATTTTTATTTTGTTTGTTTTGTTTAATAGCAGTATCCGTTTCAGATGTATTAGAAATTGTTCTTGAAATATTTTCCTTTATGGATTGTTTTTCTTCAACTGGTAATACTTCATCTAATTTATTACCAATGAAATCAATAGCTTTCTTTTGCTTAGTATAGTTATCGCTATTAATATCTTTTTCTACTTTTTTGATATTTACGCTTGAAGGATTTTGTAATTCTCCATTTTCTTTTGCTTCACTTAAACGATTTAATAATCCCTGTGTTACAGCTTTTAAACCTATTAAATCTATTTTTTCTGATTGTTTTGTTTGCTGCACATTCCCTTTATTATTTGCAACGCCTCTTTTATTTTTTGTTGGTATGAAGCGTTCTGCTTCGTAGGCTTCTGCTTTTGTTGCGATTGAGTTAAGTACATTTATTGTATCCTCCATTTCATGAAATTGTTCATCGCCCCCACCTGGTATTTGCCAGCCATATTGAGGGTCAAAGTATCCATCAGTTAAATGCTCTACAGCGATATAATCCAAATTATCTTCAAGTTCTTTTTTACTAATACGACGTGTACCATTAGCGGTCATATCTCTATACCATTGATAATTATTAGAGTAACCTGGACTATTTATATATTCTCCAGTTTCCCTATTATAAGCAACGCTACGAGGTGTTACACCTTGTTTCATTTGTGAACGTAAAATATCTTTGTATCTATCTATTATTTTTTTACGTTCGTTTTCTGCTTCTTGAAGAACATCTTTAAACGCCTTGCCTGTATTTTCAAAAGTATAGTCAAGATACATTAATACGTTTTGTTCTTCTTCTGTCAATTGCTTTAAAAATTCATTTCTTCTACTTTCAGCATTTATAAAATCAGATAGTTTTTTTAATGAACCTTTATTATTCTTAGCTGAATAACCACTAGAGAACATATTACTTATATTTTCAGCTAATTTATCAATGTATCCTTGTTTTAAAATTGGATTTTCAGTAGTTCTAAATTTATCTAATATATCTTTATTAGCTTTTGTTCTACCGTGATTTTCTGTTTTTCTTGCTTGTGTTCCTACGCTTGCTGGTACTTCTGTATCATTATAAATATCGTTAGCATATTGCTGTTCAACTTCACGTCTTTTCTTTTCCTGGTATGTTTTATATGGTACATGTTGTTGTTGCAATTGCTGTTGATATAAAGCTTCTTGCGTTGCTTGTTGTTGTAATAAATTTTGAACATTTTCATTTATTTTTTGTTTGTTTTTTAAATCATCAAACATACCCTGCATTAATCCCGTTTGTTCTACTTCAGGAACATTTGTTCCATTTATGACTTCATTTTCCGCAATATTGCCACCAACAGTATTAGGATTTAATGTATCCTCATTAAAATTACCAAATAAATTACTAAATCTATTTTGTAATTTATTATCATCTAGTTTTCTTACGATATCTTGTGCTTTTTGAATACTATCTCTTGAAAAAATTAGTGATAATGGTGATAGTGAGTTTTGTTTATTTTTACTTCTATTAAATCCACTATTAACTGCTTGTCTATAGGAATTTATATTTTTTACTAAGTTACTATCTAATTCAGATTGTTTTACTTCTTCATAATTAGTTATTTTATTTTCTTGTTTTTTATTATTATTTACAAAATTGTTATATTCATTACCATAATTTCTTAGGATAAAGTTTTTAGCTGCATTATCATCTAAAAATTGACTATCTTCGTTATTATTCTTAAATAATGATTGTAAGTCGTTTATTTCTGCTGGATTTCTACTCGTTTTAATTCGTTGTCTTGCAAATTCACGCAATTTATCAAGATTAGGCGTATTTATCTTAACGTTATTATTTGTTGCATTTATATTTTCATTACCACGCTTATTAATATTATTTGTACTATTAAGTGTTAAATTATCTTGCGTTTCATTATTTTTATAACGATAAGATTGTATTTGTTCTCCATATTTTTTATTTAAAGCTGTAATATTTTCGTCTGTAGCATTAAATCTAAAGTTTCCATTACTATCTTTAACTGTTTTATCTTTAAAGAAATTATATGCATCTTCATTTGCACCTCTCATTGAACCGTCATCATTAAAGGTGCTATTTAATATATCGTTTGTAAAATTAATTGTTATATCATCAATTGAAGATGATGTAGGTGCTTTAATATCTCCATCTAAGTTATTTAATATTTTATCTGCATACGCTACACTTTCAGCATATCTATGTCCTTCTTGCCACGCTCCTAATCCTTCATTATATGCGATTAATGCATCACGCCAATTGCCAGTAGCGTCATACATTTGTTTTAGATATTTAACACCACCCATTACATTTTGTCTTGGATCATTAGGGTCTACACCTAATTCTTCTGCAGTGCCTGGCATGAGTTGCATTAATCCTATCGCTCCTGCTCCCGATACCGCACTTTGGTCAAAATTGCTTTCAGCTTGCATTTGAGCTTGAATAATATTCGTTGGTATTCCATACGTAACAGAAGCCTCATTAATGTATGAATCAATATCTTTATTGCCTGTATTAGCTTCTTGTTCTGGTCTTTGATTGGTTATTGAGCGAGTATAAGAAGCAGCTCCACTCATCGGTGCTCCTGTAAGTGCTCCTATGAGTAGAGAGTCAATCTGGTCTTGACTAGCGTTCCAAGGTAATAATCCCCAGTCTTTATCTGTTTGCGCATTTGAAATGCCTTGCTGTACATATTCTTCTAAACCTTGTTGAGCTGATGTAGCGACTGTTGCTGGTATAGAACGATATACACCTTTGACCATTCTTTCTGGAACACTTTCACCAACTTTTCCAGCTGGTTTAAATATCTTTCCGCCAAGTAATCCATATTCAAGACCATTCGATATTGCCAATGCTGGCAAATTCAATCCAGCAGTTTTCCAACCGCGTAAATAAGGGTCGTCCAATCCTTCTTCTTTTGCTTGTCTTACTACATTACCACCTTCAGATAAACTTTCAGGTACAGATGTTATAGAACCTCTTATCATTGTTTCTAAAGCATCGTCGCTTAATCCACGTAAAAAAGGTAATTTTTTTAATGTTTGTGCTGCTGATGTTACTTTTGTAGCTGTTGCTAAGAATGAAGATGGATATAATGCAGCCATTGAGCCGACCATATTACCAGCGTCGTAAACTAATCCGTCTGGATTGGTTATGTAGTCTAACGATAAAATGTTATCTGCTCCGCTGTATTCTTTATCTCTTTTATTTAAATTAGTAACAGCATTAAATTCATTTCCTGTTTTTTCTGCACCGAATATATCAGCAATACCACCAAATACAGAACTTGCTCCACTAACAGCACCTTTACCAAAATTATAATTATATTCAGCAGCAGTTGGTGCATATGTTTTTTCCATATTATGTTCAAGTTCATTAGCACCTGATAATCCAGCAAACAATAAAGCCAATGGTGAAGCGTCGCCAAATGGTGCTAATGTATTTTGAACACCTTCAGGCAAATTTTCGCTTAAGGTATTTTTTACCCAATTATAATTATTAGAAATACCGCTGGCTATATCACCAGCAGTATCGAATACTTTATCTAATGTAGACTCATTTTCTTCTTGTCGTTTTTTTTCTTCTTCTGCGTTATAAGTTCCGACAGGTCCAGTAGCATTAATAAATTTCTGTAAAAATTTAGACATAATATAATCTCCTTATTTTTAATATCCAGGAATTAATTCTTTTTTGTATTTATCTGGTATTCCACTGAAATATTTTTCAGCCATATCGGTATATCCAGCTTCAAGTTCTCTCCGTCCTTCAAGTGCTAATATCATTGAATTGGCATACGTGCTATCTTCTTCGTCCATTTCTGGTAAATATTTAGCTACCTCATTTTTAAAATCGTCAATATCTTCAGCATCTAACGTTCCTTTTGCCTTTGAAAATCCTTCCGCTAATGGTCTTGACCATGCAGGTGCTTTATCAGATGACGAGTTATTATCACTATCAGGCATTTTACCAGTTAAAACATAAAGTAATCCCTGTCCTTGGTCCCATACTCCAGCACTTACTAATTGTTGAGCTGCATTCATACGAGCAATTTTTTCATTTTGTTCACTTTGATTTCTTATTTGTAGTTGTAATCCTGTATTAAAAGAATTAACGTCTTTTTGAGCTGCTGTTTTTCTAGCAAGCATATCAATATCTTGATTATATTTAGTGTTGATGTTTTCTTGATTAAATTTTTGTTGTAAATTTGCCTTATCTATATCGCGAGCAAATCCCCATTGTTCTCGAGGTGAAGCAAATTGATTAGCATATAATTGAGCCATTTCAGGATTGTTTGCTAATGTTGCTTGTGATAATAAAGCAATACCCATATTAGTTAAAGAACCGTCTGGATTAACTCCTGTTGTATTCATGACATTTTGAAGATTATTCATATATTTTGCTTCATACTGCATAGCCATATCAGAAGCTTTTTGTCTTGCTCTATATTCTGGGATACCTTTATCGCTTAAACTTTGATATGCTCGCTGATAAAAAATATTAGGACTTACTGTAATATCAGGTTGATTTAACAATTCTTGTGGCGTTAAATTATTTATTCGTTCAGTTTCTTCTTGTTGTTTTTTAGCATTTTGTTGAGCTTGTTCTCCTTGTATCATTCGTGTTAAGTTTTCTAAGCTCACATCAGAGCCAGCTTCTGGAATTGATATACCATTTTCATCTGCTAATTGTCTAACAGCTTCTGCTCTCATATTCGCATTTTGCATATCTTCCGTATTATTATTTTGTTGAGCATTTGCATAGTCTTGTTTAGATTGCAAAACACCATTTAATAATTGCATTTTTATATCATCATAAGTTGGCTCATTAAAATTTTGAACTTTATTTAAGCGATTTTGTACTTCTTCAACTGTATTTTCTTCTCCTGCTACATCTAATTTTATGCCGTATAAATCAGCAAGTTGTCTTGCTCCATTTGCCTGTTGTTGAGCTTGTTTCATTCCTTGAGTATCTCCATTTTGTTGAGCACTAGCATATTTATTTTTAGCGTCAATTATTTGTTGATATAGCATTTGTTCAATAGATTGTCCATTATAAGAATTAGCCTCACCACCAGTTTTTAGTGATGAGGCCTGATAAAAAGAAGGTATACCAAATACATTTGAAATTGCATTGTTAACTACATTTTGACCTAAGTCAGACATTATATTATTACCACTTAACGAGCCATTATCTTTTTGTGCTTCTTGCATTACTGCTTGATTGGTTAAGTTATTATTATTTTCATTTATTTGAGCTTGTGTTTGTGGCTGTTCTTGTTGTTGCCCTAATCTGCTTAAATCCATATTTTGATTGTTTGCTTGTGCAGCAGTATTTATATCATATCCAGTAATAGGCGTGTTTAGTAATTCTTCTTTTAACGATAATGCTTGCTTATTATTATCATTATTCCCACTCCCCGTAATTGTTGGTAATACTTTATTATCTAACCAGTTTTGGAAAGGTTTTCTTAATGTATCTCCAATTAATGAACCAAGTAAATAATTCGGATCTGAATTTTGCATACTCATCATCGATGCTATTTGATTTAATCTTTGTTGATACCAGTCTTGACCAGTTGAATTGTAATTTCCAGCCATTATTAAAAACTCCCTTCTTAAAATAATCCGCCAAATAATCCACCAAGTAATCCGCCACCGCTAGTGGTTTGAGTAGTTGTAGTCGTTCCTTTACCTGCTAATGCATTAAGCGTAGAATTACCTGAACTTGCAAGCCCTGTTGAAGCATTCCATAAATTAAGTGCTGGCTGTTGGGCCGCTTCTTGTGCTCCTGCTGCTGTTGTTATTCCTGCCGATGCATTATTGATATTTCCATTATTTATTCCATTTAATAAGTTCATGTAACTTTGCTGTTGTTGTGAAATAGTATTATTCACGCTATCAGATAAATCTTTAATTCCTGTAGTTGTTACAGAACTATTCAATACACCATTATTAGCAAGTCCATTTAATAAATTACCCATACTATTTTGAGCTATGGTTGATACATTATTAGTTATATTGTCTAGTGCTGCTTGCGGTAATTGTCCATTAGCCAAAGCTTGATTATTTTGGTTTGCTTGATTTATTTGACTTTGTGCTTGATTATTAGCTGTGTTAAAATCATATTGAACAGCACCTATTGAGTTTTGCAGAATATTTTTAGCAGTATCATTTAACCATGATGCATTAGGTGCATATTGATTAGCTAAGTCAGCTTGAACTTTTTGCAGCTGTAGCTCATATTCTGTTGGTTGATACGATTGGTTGTTTACCGTTGTATTTCCTTTGAATAACTGCAAATCTATATAATAAATTTTAGGTTTGTATGCATGCATAGCCTCACCTACTTTCTATATCTAAATATCCCATGTTACATAATAAGAAATCCTTGTTATATCATCATGCATATGTACAGGTGATATACGAGCCTTCTTACCTTCTTTGTTTTCTGCATAATAGATAAAAGAGCCGTCATGAAGCGGCTCTTTTTTAGTTATCTTATATTCCCAAAAACGAATATAAGCTTTTATATTTTCTCGTATGCATATTGTACCTATTTTTTTTATTCCTAGCATTTGAGCAAATACTGTGGCAAAATCTCGCCAAAATTTGCCATCACCAGCCATTTGATAAATCATTAGCATACTATTATCTTGAGTAGTGCCAATTTCACAAAAGCCACGAGAAGGCAAATAAAAAAGCTTAAACCCTTCTTTTGGTTTAAACTTATCTTTTGTTTTTTGCTCATATTTTTTTATATATTCATCTAATGTATTATTCATATAAAAAATCCCATAAATAAACCATTTTTCCCACGTGGGAAAAATGGCATTAAAACTTGAATTTATAACCTAGAATAACTGTCTTTTCATCAGCGATTATCCAGGTATTTTTTATATCCCCAGCTATGGCGATACCATTATTTCCAATACCTAGACCAATAGCATAATTCTTTTCTTTGTTAATCTGTTGATTGTTTTCGTACTGCGTCAATAATTGATTGGCATTCGTTAATGAGCTGGTCAAATCGTTCACTTGCGTCTGTAGCTGTTCCGATTGCGTTTTCAAGTTTTGTACTTGTTCCTTCGATATTTGAAGCTGTTCCTGCAATGTCTTGTTTTGCTCCTTCAGCTCGGTCAAGTTCGTTTCTAATTGCGTCAGTTGGCTTTCCGTTATCGTATACGTCTTTTCTGTCGCTCCACAGACTGCACACATACAAGACCACAATAATAATACCGCCAATAATAATATATTTATATTTTTTAATCTTACTAAGCACATCATTCAAGTGTGTTCACTTCCATTTCTTCAATACAAGGATTTAATGCTCTAAGCCCTGCAAAATAAAGTACATCGCCTTGCATAAAGCAAAATTCAGGTACATTATCTAATAGCACTTGGTTAGGATTTTTAGATGTTTCAAAAATATCTTTAATCTTTGCTTTTGTAATACCTTCAATTGGTTCTTTACTTACAAGTTTAATAGTTTTAATCATGATAAACCGCTCCTTTATTTTGTTATTTCTGCGTTATTTAATAATTGAATTATCTCGTTAATTTTATTTTTTATTATATCTAACGTGAGCATATCTCCGCTTTCTGTAATTTGATTTATTTGAGGTTGTTGTATTATTCCTACATGGTTTGCGGTTAAGAGCAAATTTGTTACTTCTTTAGACAATTTACTCAATATAATAGCATCATCTGACACTTTTTCCGCACTTATGGCATTATTAACTATTTTTTCTGTAGTTATTGATAAATTCTTTATCATGCTTGTTTCAATTTTGTCATCAGCTAATAGTTTATCAATTACTTCTTTTGCAAGCTTAATTAAGGTAACAGCACCATCAATTATTTTTTCTGTACTTACAGAATTATCATTTGGAATATTTCCTTCTGCTACTTGCAATTTAGTTATTTCCCACCATGCTTTTAAATATTGTTCTTTCCGCCAAAAAGGATTAGTAAATGGCTGATAATCTTTACCAGCCATTGCCATTACTATTGAATATAAATATTGTTCTTCTAAATCTGTTGTCGGTTTTGGCAAATTATCTATTATATCCTGGTAATCATTCATAGTAGACACTGCAATCAAGCCCCATATTTCCAATTCGTTCACAATCGGTGTATTGCCACATTCGACATATACGATTAGGATTTTCTATGGCAAAACTATTTTCTGGATAATATTGAGCTACCCAAATAGGTACATAATCAGGCAATGCTTTTAAGTCTATAATATTTGTGAGCCAATCATAAGAACTATATAAGCCTACATAGTTATATCCTTTATCTAATAATGTACTGATAAAATTAGCAATAGGATAAACTACGTTTAAGTATCCTTCTAGCATATCTTTATCTTCAGCATCATACCAGATACCAAGTTCAGGATTTTTCCCATTAAGATATGTCTTAATCTGTTTATCAACCCAATTAGCTTCTGCTACAGCTTCACGAATAAATGACGCATGACTATAATAATAAACGCCATAGCGTAATCCATACGCTACAGCGTTATTTACATGTTCTATAAACTTTTCATCTAAACTATAATGTTCTCCTATTTTTAGAATAACTCCTTCAATTCCAGCGTCTTTTACTGCCTGCCAATCGATCCATTCTTGCCAAGCAGAAATATCAATTACTTTCATCATTAATCACCGCCAAATCAATATTTTCAATTTCTGCACGTTTTTCTAATACTTTTAATTTAGCTCTCATATAAATTAATTGTTCATATAAAAGCTCATAACTGCATTTAGGCTTAAATGGTAATGTTCCTGCTTTATAAGCTTTTAACATTTTTGCTAAACCTTCTGCTCTATTTTTATCCTGTGCGTATTCAGCTTGAAATCTTTCTTTAAAATCAGCACTTAACATTAATTTAACAGTATCTTTTAATTCCATAATTTCACCTTTCTAAATCCAATCAATAATAGTATTTTCCTTGAAATTTTTTTCCCATACGAACCAAGCAAAAGCCATTGCTGTTGATTTACTATATGTTTTAAAATCTCCATTTTTAGCACAATTTAATCTTGCACTAGATACATAAACTTTTTTAGGTGGAAATTCTTTAAAAAATTTACCACGTTCTATACCTTCTAAGAATAATAATCTTAAAAATAATGCTACCTTTGAACCAGTATTAATAATATTCAAAGCATGTTTCAAAAATGGTAAAGCTATTTTATAAGGAGGATTAGTTATTATATCACCTGCCCATTTATTATAATCAAAAAAATCTTTTTGTATCCCATACCCTCTATCTATTAAATCACTTGATAAAACATTATAATTATAACTTTTTAAAACTTCACTCATATGTCCTTGTCCACATGCTGGTTCTAAAATAACATTATTAAATTTTTCTTTTTCCATTAATAAAATAGTTGCTTTAGGTTCAGTTGCATAAAAATCATTTTCTTCACGTTTTGATTTAGCATGATTGCTTGCACCTAAAACTTTTATAGAATTACTTCCCATTATTTATTATTAAATCCTTTTCTAGCAGATTGAAGTAAAAATGTAAGCAAATTATATATTTGTGCAAAAATATATCTTTCATGATTTTCTTTACCAATGCCCATATTATAGAAATTAGTAATTACAAAACCATTTTTACATGATGTTTCGATAATTTCATGGTTTGCTCCAGTAATTGATGTGCTTGTAATAAAATTGCAAACATCTTTTTGAGTAATAGTATCTTCTTTTTCTAGTTCTAAATACTGTGCTTCAAAGATATCTTTAGGACACCAAGATATATAACCATCAGGATAATAAATTTTATATCCTTCATCTCCAGTCATATGACCTTTGAAGTCTTTCCATGCTTTGCATGGTTCTGCTTTTATCATTTTTACGCTAATATAATTTTTCATTTTTATTCTCCTTTAACAGTATAATTTTCCCATTTTTTATAAACATCTACATAAGTTTCATTTTCATTGCCGTTATGAGTTATTTCGTAGTACATACCATCACTAACTGTAGTGCTTACAAGAGCTTTCCAATTTTGCAATGTTTTAGAAAACCAAACTACATAAATATCATCTAATGTAATTTGTTTATTATCTGTTTTATCTACGTGAGAATTAAAATATTCCATTACAATTTTTCTTGCTTGTTCTTGCATTATTAATCCTTCTTTCTTTTTATTTTCTAATTTTTTCTTTTTGCATAGCATACTGTGCTAAGTTATTTTTTAATTTAGTTGGAACTGGTACACCACAGTTTGTAGCATTTTCTAATATGCTCAAGCCCTCATTTGCGATATAAAATAAAATCGCAATATCTCGTGTTATCGTTCCCTGATTGAAAACAATATCTGCCGTATGTGCCACCATAATAATAATGACGATGACAGCTTTTTTTGCTAATCCTCGCCAACCTTTTCTACTGTCTAATTTTTTATTAGGGTTTATCCAGGCTGATAAAAGACCTGTTATATAATCTAACACCATTAGTAACAAAATAGCTTCCCACAAATTAGACCAACTACCAAACAAATGACTACATATAGTCCCCACAGTAGCGAAACACGCTCCCCATTCAATTTCTAATCGGACTGGTATAATCGTCTTGCAAAATGAAACCATATCCGCCAAAAACTCCTGCATTTTAATCACCTTCTTAAAATTTAATTTGATAAAACAAACCGCCAGCCATTGTAGCGTATGCGTCGTTATTATCTACATGGTCATCGACAAACTTTTCTTTTGCCCAGGCAATAGCTGAAGTAATTAAAAAAGCTTCAAACGCACTGCAACCTACATTACGCTGAAGCTGGTCTTGAATTACATATCCTGCCATAAAATGTAAAGCTTTATCTGTTGGAATATTATCCTGTATATCATGCAGGCTATTAGCACTTGCAGTTGCTGTAGATAAAAAGAAGGCACAACATAACGCTAATAATAATTTACGCATTGTCTGTACCTTCTTTATTTTTATTTACATTTTCTGTTGTATTTTGATATGCAATGCAATTAGGATTAGTACATTTACCATCTGCTAATTCTCCTGCACAATATTTACAACGTTCTTTTCTAGTAAAAAATGCCATTTTATTTATCCTCCTGAGTTAATTTTTTTATTAATGTTTCATATACAAGTTTATTCGATTCTTCTTTTGTTTTGCATTTTTTCATTTTAGACGTGAAATCTTTATCTCGTACAAATAAATTAAGCAATTTGCGTTTGAAATAATATAGATATATTACCGCTCCAATTATTAATAATATAATAATCGGTGTAAGTATTTTAATAGTATCCGTGTCCAGAAGTGTAAGCCATATAAAGTAATCCATATTTATTCTCCTTTTAATATTTCTTGTTTAGCTACCTCATACGCCTGATTAAATTCCATAAATTCTTGTTGTATAGATTGTATAGCCTCTGTATTTCCAGCAAGCGTAGCAGTATCTAAATCTTGTTTAAATCCTTCTTTTTGTGCATTATATTCTACTTCTAAAGCAACTAAAGCTCTTGCCTGTAATTCTTCTTGTGTTGGTTCAGGTGGTATATAAATAACTGGTTTTCCTGTTTGGTTATCTCTCTTAAATTTAGCATAATTATTATCTTCATTACTCATATTACCTATATAGTAATTGTATTCTTCTAATGGAATTTCAATATATCCATCAGACGTGAGTTTATTTTTTCCGCCATAATTATTAACATGAAACGATGGAATGAATCCTTCTGGCAATCCTTCGTCATTGAATTTTGCAAAATATGTTGTAGTCATTATAATATCTCCTTGTTATTTTATTAAAAAAGGGGTAATTTAAATGCGCAAACCAAATGGATATGGTAGCATTAAAAAATTAAGTGGTAAAAGGCGGAGACCTTACGTTTTTCTCATCTCCGCCGAAGGAAAGCAAAAGCCTATTTCTTATTTTTGTACACAAGCAGAAGCAGAAATTTATGCAGCAGAATATAATAAAAAGCATACTAGTAAAATCCTCCATGGTCATCAAATTACATTTTCGGAACTTTATTACAGGTGGCTACCATTCCATATAGATAAATACCAACCTAGCAAAAGTACCATAAATAGCTATAAAAATTCTTATAAACATTGCCTACCTTTACATGAAATGCCATTAAAAAAAATTAAATATTATCATCTACAAGATGTAATTGATACTGTTAAGAAAAAAAGACTTTCCTACAGTAGTTGTAAGAAAATCCGTTCTTTAATTAGCCTTATGTTTAAATATGGAATTATGATGGAGTATTGCAATAAGAACTATGCCAATCTATTAAATTTAGGTAAAAATAAAGCAATCCGTCCACACAAACCTTTTACAAGACAAAAAATAAATAAGTTATGGTCTAATTTAAATATTGAAGGTGTCGATACTGTATTAATCCTAATTTATACGGGAATGAGAGTCGGAGAGCTTTTAAATCTTACTAAAGAAAATATTTATATGCGACAAAAATACATCAAAATTACTAAATCTAAAACAAAGTCTGGATTAAGGGCTATACCTATTCATGATAAAATATTTCCATTGATTTATAACAGAATGAATATACCTGGTAAGTATCTAATCTCTGATAATAACAAAACCCCTTATAATTACAGTAAATATCGAACTTTATGGAATAGAATTATGCAACAAATAAACGCAAAACATAGTACCCATGATTGTCGACATACCTGCGCAACTTTATTAGATAATGCAGAGGCAAACGAAAATGCCAAACGAAGAATACTCGGTCATGCGACAGGAGATGTTACAGATACTGTATATACTCATAAAAATCTTAAGCAGCTACGAAAAGCAATAAACAAAATAAAATAATTGTTACTAATAAGATACTTATATTTTAGTAATACTTGTAAAAATAAGGATTTATCTGTATATACTAGTGTTACTAATGTTACTTCTAAAAATCATTAAAACAATATATTTTTAAACTTAAAAACCGTTGCAAAATCTGTTAAGCCTTTAATTGCAACGGTTTATTCTATATATATAATTTATAAAAATATCAATGGTAATCACTATCTAAATGATTTGCTGTAAATACAGATAAATCTTGCGTATTATCATATAGTTTATTTAATAGTAGCCTTAAATCTTCTTGCGAAATATAAATATGACCATTAGTCCTACTATTTATAGTATCTATTATTTCTTTAGACTCCGTACTCCAGATATAAGATAATTCTTCGATATCCTCTTTTGTTAAATGTATGTTTACCATATCTGAGCTTCCCCATTGATATTGATTAGATATGTCCTCTTCTTCTAAAGTTGTAGGCAGTACCCACATTGTATACTCAGGTATTTTGCTTTTGAACTCAATCTCTTTTTTTGTTTTCTTCTTCTAAAGTTGTAGGCAGTACCCACATTGTATACTCAGGTATTTTGCTTTTGAACTCAATCTCTTTTTTGTTTTAGGTTCTACAACCACTTTCGTGTTAAATAGTTTTTTTATTTTGGTATATATATTATTAAACATATGCATCAACCTTTCATTAGACAGTGGAGAATGTTCGGATTAGATGAAAATTATACTGGCGATTTGAGAACAGTTAAAATTAATACAGCAATAACTTTTAAAGAAAAACTATCATTTGCTATAGCTACACCAGCATCAGATTCAGAAGCAAATTTAATATCTGTTGTAAAATCAACATCAACAGAATTAAATAATATTATTGTAAATATTAAAGGTGTCGTTACTGGAGGAAGTAATGGTCAAATTAGAGTGTTTTTTGTAGGAAAATAATTATTTACTTAATATAAACCATCTAAAAGTTTGAGGATTTTCTTTGAACCTAAAAATAATGTTAGTTGGTGTTACATCTGCTACACCTAAAAAATAACCTATTCCATCATTTTCGAAGCTAGATATACCATCACAGGCATTACAATATAATAATTGTTTTATTGTAATATTTGTCGGTATATTTACTAATTTATCACTACCTACAATTAATCCCCACTGTTGATGTATCAACCTACAGTGGGGATGTGCATTTACAGCATTTAGCAAAGATAACATAATAAGTGTTAATCTTCCTATAAGTTCCAAAACACTTGCTATAACAACAAATATATTAAAAAAATCACCATCTACACCTCAAGCGATATCAAATGCTTTTATGGATAATAGCCAAACTGTTAATACATTTTCTATTTGCCATAATTTGGGAAATGAAAAATATGCTGTTTTATATGCTACTATTTCATATCTTTAAACAGTGGGGATATTTTAAACTTGAAGATAATCAGAAAGATGTAGAAAATATAATTTCTTTACCATTAACTGTTAAAAATAATTATTTAACATGGGTTAATAAACATGGAACTTTAATTTATACTAATATGTTTTATACAGTAGCTCCAGATAAAACTAATTTTAGATTTTATACAAACACTGTAGGAGGATATATGTGGGGTAGCATAGGTTTCATATAAACAGTGGGGATTATTAATATTAAAAAAAGACCATACGCAAGAGCCAGATAGTAATTATGTGCAAGAATCGTTAAATTTGCCAATTAGTTTAAAAATAGTAGTATGCGGAATATCTACATGTAATGTCTTAATAAATACTTATTGTTATATTCATGCTACATTGCCCACTTTAACAATAGGAAGAAATCCATATAATGCAGATACAAAACACTACTATCTAATTGTCGGAAAATAATTAACTTCCTATAAACACCGATATTCCACTAACACCTGTAGGTGCTAGCTCCCCTGTTTGTTCTGTTCCATTAGGATATGCTCCATAAATATAACAAGAATTAATATCTTTGTTTTTTATAATTAAATTATAAAAATATCCTGTATAATCAAAAGCCCAATAAAAATATAAATTATTTTTAAATGCTATTGGAAATGTAAAAGTATTATTTTTCCCTTGTTCTACATTTGTAACAAACATTCCCCACTGTAGAATTAGTCCGCCAAATAATTTTCCTAAGCAAATATAACCATTTTGAGCTATCAACCAATTAACACCTAAAAAACTTCCACTACTACTTACACCTGTTTCTTCTGTGCCTGCTAATTTAGATATCAATTTAAATACCATAGTTGTTACAAATTTTTGTACCCATCTTGTACTTGCTATTTTATTTGAATTATCATCATCAGGCGGATCTTCACCTATTACATCAGTTTTAACAACTTCGTTTAGATTAATTTCATTTGTTGTTCCATCACCTTTAGTAATAGTTATTTTGTTGTCTGCACCAGTTATATTAGATACAAACTTACTAAAAATCTTTTTTGTAAATAATGCTAATCCGTTAGCATCTAAAAACTTCATGTACTACACCTCCATTAATAAATATGTTTTCCATTTCACTAGAATTAATACATTCATCTCCAGATGGTTCAGGATATAAACCACTATTTAAATACAAGTCATCAATAGTATCTGTATCAATGGCAGAATTTAAACTATATACTGTTATATATCCATCTCCTTTATTGAGAAAAATATCTATTATTGTTTCATCAATAATAGCCTCTTTTTCTTCTAGAGTTGTATCTTCATTTAATTTTAAAATATCATCAATAATGTCATTAGTAATAGAAGTAAAACATAATACTTCACTTTGTTTGTTTCCTTTGGTTACAGTTACTATACCATTACTTTCTAATACATCTTTTACATAAGTAACATCTATTTGTTGTCCTAAGTTATCTTTTGCAGCTTTAACAGCACTTTGAGCAAGTTCAACATTATTTATTTTTACAATAGAAGTACCGCCATCACCTTTATACATTGTTATGTTACCACCATAAGTTGATAACTTTTTTATATAAGTTTGATGTATTTGTTGACCTAAATTATCTTGCAATGTTTTTGTAGCATAATTAGCATTATCTGAATTAATCGCATGAGTTACATTGTTAATAGTAACTTTTGAAGTTGTACCATTTCCTTTGGTGATAGTAAGTTCAGCATTAGAGCCTGTTACACCTTTTACATAAGTAGTATCAATTTGCTGATTTTTGTTATCTTTTAAGGTTGTATCCGCATGAGCTACATTGTTTATTGTTAAACTACCTGTGGAATTATCTCCCTTAGTAAATACGATTGTTGCATCATCTGCTTTTAATGATTTAATGAAGGTTTCGTCAGCATATTCTTTAGCTCCAAAATATAACTTAGTTATATCGCCCATCAATGTCCATTTTGTGTTGGTTTTATCTCTTACATATAAATTATTCTCTTCAAATTTAAACTCGTACGGTAAAGGATTGTCTGCATCAATAGTTTGGTGAGTTACTATTTTATATAAAAGCTCATAAATATGCTCTATTTCTCCCATATATTTTTTTGAAAAAATTATTACATTATCTCCTCTATATTGAAAATATAAAGGGAATACTGGTGCTAATTTCCCATTTTGAATTGTTGGTAATGCCTTTGGTAATCCATATTTTATCTCAATAGCATCTGTATCCATTTTTTCACCACCTTATACTTCTACTACATCAGCTTGAATATAATTTAAAATAAAAGGTTCTCCAATACCTGCTCCGCTTATTCGTACTTCTGGAGTTCTATATACTACTCTTCTTGTACGTCTTAAAGTTTCTAACGTTTGAATATCTTTTTTATCGTATTCAAGTTCATATAAACTTTCATAGCTATCTTCTAGTTTATCTGATGTATCTACATAGATATCTCTTAAATGTTCTATTGGTTCGTAATTATCTACAATCGGACGTGTATTATCAAATAAATAGCTACTATACATTCTAGGCAACGGTATACATATATTACCTACCAAAAAGTGGCTATTATAGCTATGTTCATATTTAAACAAAGTTACACATAGTGTTATTCGTTTTACTAAATACTCATAATTTGCCATATGTGTTTTCATTTGCACTTTAAAACGTAGTGGCTCATTATCATCATAAAAACTGTCTGCATTTAATTTACAAACAGTTTTTTCTTTTATCACATATACATCATTATTTATAGATAATACATCAACTATTACACTATTGAATTTCCTCTGAAAAAAAGCACTTGTATTGCAATCTAATACAAGTACATAACCATTTTCGCCTATACACCATACCTGGTTTAATGGTGGTACATAACGAAGCTTTGTATTACTAGGTAGGTTTGCAATCTTACTAGCAACTTTAGAACCTATATTTGTAGGTTTCATATCGCCATATTCCTGCGTAGTTTGAATACTTTGCAGGGATATATCGCTCATAATTAAAACGTTATTAATTATGTTGCAATAACTGGCAGTACCTTTACAGAATATATTTCTTCCTAATTCACTAATTCGCCAATCAGGATATTCGTTTTCAAGTCTAAATACCATACCGTTAGATTTTATGAATAAAATGTCTTTACTCATATTAACCATACCAATAATATGTCCGCCAACCTTATAACCAATTTGAGCAAATAAGCTTGCTGATGGATCATTAGTATTTTGTGTCCAGTTTGTTTCATCGCCAACACCAGAAAATAATACCTGGTCTGTATTATCAAAAACAAGTACACGACCAGAACGAATATACACACCATTACAATGCTGTGGACTTGTTTCTATTGTTTCTACATTTTCCGTTCCTTTAGCATATTGAAGCTTACCGCCACTAGCAATTAAAAGCCCATCTTCCCACATAGCAGTTATTACTTCACCATCACCAGTTAAAGTTCCAACTTCTTTTACTTCAGAAAAATCTTTTGTTTTTGTGGCTAGAATTTTATTATCTTCTGTAAATAAAATAAGTGCAGAATTTAAAATATCAAACGCTGCACTTTTAAATGTATATTCAGTTGTAGTATATAAAGTATTGGTGCCCTGCACTGTGCGAAGTAATTTAGAATTACTGTCTATTTCCATATTAACTACTTCAGATAATTCATTATCTGCTATTAGATTTTCTGTACAGGATACATTAAGACCGCCAGTAAAGTCTTGCAACATCACAGATTGTTGATTAGCATGTTTTGTAGATAATCTCATTATAAATACCCCTTAATACAATCATCATCGTTATCATTATCCCAATAACCTTTTATTTGATGTTGTGTGTCTGGATAAGCATATAACATATCTTGAACTTGACTTGTTATCATTTGAATTGTTGTCATCTCTTGTGTTGTATCAAATTCATTTGTCATAGCTAATCTTGCATTTGCATATTCAATTATTAACTTATGAAAATCATTTGGAAATGGTAATTCAGTATCTTTTTCCAATGATACTTCTTCAAATTCTGGTACATATTGAATATCGTAATTTACATTTTTGTTTGGAATGGGATAAACATTTATCCCTAAAAACCCAATCATATAATATTGTTTAACATAATTTGACGTAAGATTAAAATCACTTATACACATTCTGTTTGTAGGCAATAACCGCTTTCCGTCTATTCTAACATCTAAAATTCCAGCAATTTTATTTTTAGTAATAATTGATTTTTCATACGCATTTATTTTTCCTTGTTCTTCTATAGATAATAAATTAGGACGTATATTTTTAATAATACGCCCAACAAAATCAATCCCATCGTTTATTGCCTGTAAAATAACAATATCATCATATCCAGTTTCCTGTTCGTCATGAGCAAGAAGTCTTATTTTTTGTATTGCATTTTTTACAGTAGTCATTTAAAACACCACCATTATGCAGCATCATCAGCAGAAGAAGTAATAATGTTGATGGTTGCAAAATCTGTTTCACCCACAGTAGGTAATGTATATTTAGTTTTAGCAATACCAAGAATTTGAGAAAGTGCCACACCCCATTTATTGTTATAATCGAATGTGTCTTCGTCCCAATGCGGTTTAGCAGCACGAGCAATGACACCTGCTTGTGGACCTAACAATAAAGCATGACCAACCATAGCACTTTCTGCACCTGTTTTTGTGCGAGGACAAGTTTCTGCTTCATGAACAACAACTTTATCCCAAATACCTAATGCACCACTGAAAATAGGATTTTTAAGCCCACGAATATTAGCATCTTTTTGTGCATTAAACCATTTTTCATCTTTTTTGAGGTCGCGTGCCTGATATGGATCAATTACCATTACATAATAATTTCCACCTTCTACGTTAACAGTACGAATAATTGGGTTCGCCATTTGCGCCTTACGTTTTGCTATACCAATAATGTCTGTATTAAATACATCAGTTGTTGTAATTGCGCTTTCAGATGTTTTACCACCAGCATAAATAACGCGATTAGATGTTGGGTTAGCAGTTAATACTTTGAACAATTCTTTATCTAACCATTCAGCAATTTGTGTTTCAAGTGCAGCTTTAGCATCTTTGTAGACTTTTAATGTACTTTTTTGTTCTTCCATTCTACCAGAAGATTTAACAGCCCAACGTTTTTGGTCGATTGTAACACCAAATGCTTTATATGTTAAATCTTGTTCGTTACCTTCCAATTCATTATCCCCTGTGATTGGGTCACCATTAAGTTTTAAAAGCAAGTTAAACCATGCTTTATCACCTTTAGTTTTAGCAAGATTTTCATCTACTTGAATAATAGAATTGGCGTCTGTACCAGTGAATTTTCCAAAGAAAATATTATTCATAGCAGCCATAATTGTTTTTTCTGCCCAATACTGTTTTCGTAATTCTGTTGGTACAGGAATCGCAAAAAGTTGAATATTTACTTTGATACAATGCGGTTTTTTCTTAGTATGAGCTACTACCGCCAAAAGCTGTTTTGTGTTTGTTGTTTCCATAAAAAAACACACCTTTCTTAAAAATATATATTTATAAAAGCATACCTTTTTCAATTTGTTGTTGAATATTAGGTGGTATTTCATCAATAGCACCTCTATTTAAGGCATCTTTTATTTTATCAATTGTCCAAATATTGCCCTTGTTGGAGCCACTACCTTGAAGTTGACTAACTCTAGGCATTTTATTTTTTTTATTAATTTGTTCCTTTACTTTAGTAGTATTATCCTTAGTAGAGATATTATTATTACTATTAAAATCTGTTACACTTTTATTCCAAAAAGAACGAAGAACCATCATATCACTTGCATTACCTACACCAGCATTTACTTTTGCATAAGCTTCTCGAATAGCTGTTTGTTCATAAGGAGAATATTTTTTAAGTCCTTCATTAGTAGCGTAATTCATTATATTTTGATAGTTTTCAGTTCCTTTAATTTCATTTACAAATTTCTGCGTTTCATCAGCGGTGGCCCTAGACATGGTTTGCTGATATTGCATTCTGTTTTGCAATTCGATGTATTTATTATTAACATCTTGCATAACCATATTTCTTGCCATAGATTTTGCCTGTTCATAACGCATTTTATTTGTATCGTCATCATCGGCATATTCAAGTGCGTCAATTTCATCTTTATTTAATCCAGAAATTTTAATTACCCTTTCTTGAATTAAATTATTTATTGTTTGGGCAAGTTCAGGTGTTATCTTAAATCCCTGCATATTAGCATTTTGATTAACTGAAATACCTTGATTAAACTGCATATTATGTTGAGCAGTATTATTAATTACATTATTATTTTGTTGTTGATTATGATTATTTTTTAACGCATCTAATTCAGCCTTAGCTTTCTCATACAGAGTCTTAAAATCTTCTTGTAATTCTGTTTTATCATCGGAATTATCTTCTTTATTGTCAGGATTATTTTCTTCTGCAGAATTATCATCAGCGGTAGTTTCAATATTATTTTCTTGTGATTCAGCTTCATCATCATCATTTTGTTGATGTTCAGGTTCATTATTGATATCATCAGAATAATTTTCTTCACCATTTATACGTTTTGCATATTCTTCAAACTCACCATCTTCAATACCAAAAATATCATTAATTGCAGATAAATATTCATCATTATTTTTAGTGCTATCATTTACGTTGTTATTTGCATTATCATCATCGCCAAAAAGCTTAATATCAACATATAAATACTTAATCAATTAAATCACTCCTTGTTTTCAGATAAACAATTACTAATTACACTTTTGATATCATCTTTAACATCAACAGCATTTACCTCGTGATAAATACGTAAAGATACATCTAATAATTCACTAGAATTAGGCAGTTGTTGCCTTTTAATTTTTTCTAATGTAAAACATGCAGTGTCAATTAACTTCTGTCTTAAATCATCTATTGTTAAGGCGGGAGCAATCTTACACTGCATGTCTTTTTTTTCCTCGATATTTTTTTCTTCAATATTTTTGGATTTTGTTTTCTTTTTCTGTTCTACCACTTTAGGAATAACCACATCTCCACTAAGGTCGATGTCTACTTTCTTTTCTGGATTTCTTCTAGTCATATTTTTTTACTCCTTAATTTGTATTATTTCCGCCAATAGCTCTTTGTGCTGCTATTCTACGTTGCAAGTCGTTTAATTGCTCTTGCGTAATTTGTTGCGGATTTCCAGCGTTTGCTTGTTGCTGTACTAACGATTGTGCCTGTTGTGCTTCTTCTTGTACTGCTACTTTTGGAGCCATTGTTTTTACATAAAGTTCCATCATATATTGTGCAAGTTGTGGGTCGACTAAATTTTCTTTAGCAAGCATAGCAAGTTGTATAGGGAGTGGAACATCTTTAATATTAATAGATTTATTAGTCCTATTGTTTTGGGCTTGTACAAGCTGTAACTGCTGTTGCATTTGTGCCTGTTGTGCCTGTTGCTGTGCCTGCTGTCGCTGTTGATATCTTTGCTTGATTTCTTCTTTTCCTGGAACATCAGATAAATCAATCAACATATCAAAGACCATATCACCAGGAATACCAAGTTTAGATATGGCGTCGCAAAGTGCCCAGAATTTAGCTTCTCTAACAGTAGAACTAGCATTTATATCTGCAATTACAACATCAAATTCTCCTTGACTTAGGTCATTTAGAGTTTGCGTTATGACACCTCTTAGCGGGTCATTTATCTGTTGTTTTTGGTTTACGGTCATGAAGTTGTATGAGCCATTAGGACCTTCAATTCTATATACTTTTTCTTCTGTGTAATACTGTGGAATAATTCCTTTATGTCCACGCTTACCCCAAAGCCTATAAACAATACCCTTCTTCATACTGCGCAATGCATCGAATAATGGTATTAAATTAGTAATAGCTTGCTTTTGTTGTAGCTCAATACTTCTACCACTAGCAGAAGAATTTATATCTGTACCAAGCATTGCTTCATTTATGCCTGTAACTTCCTTCATGTCATTTGCCGATTCTTGAATAGCTTGAACAAGAGATAGTGGAGGATTAGGCGGTACAATTTCTCTCATTTTGTTTAGGTTTTTTACCTCTAATAAAGCTCCAGCTTTAGAAGCATTATGAGAAAAATTATGTTTTTGATTAGGATCCATAGCATCTTTTTCATAAATCCAGCCACTATGACTAGATTTAGAAACAATATCTATAAATTCACTTCTACGTTTATTGAGCTCTCGTTGCGGGTCTTTAGCTGCCGTAACAATACCTTGTGGCATTTTATTTTCATCATTGCGATAAACAACAAAAGGAACAAAAGGAAACTCGCCGTGTTCGTATGGACTTTCCATATCTTCCAATTTTACATCATCAAAGAATGCGCATACGCGGACCTGTGTTTTAAATCCTGTAGTTTTTCCTATTACATTTTGCTGTAAATACATCATTTCTTCCAAAGACATTTGCTGTTCATCATCGTTTGTCAATTCAAGTGTAGTGCCGTTTGCTAAATAATATATATTCCTCATTACTCTAACTTTATACCAACATTCGCATAGACGAATTTTCTTTTTATCTCGCTGGTAATAAAGTCTAGTGTTATATTCTTCCTGTTCGTTTTTGTCATACTCATCAATTTTAGCCAATATTATATCCTTATATTCTGGATATACTTCGCACAACTTATCCTTATCTATCCATTTTGCGCGTATGATATATTTACTATCTTCAAATTCGCGCTTCCTGGATTCAGGGTCTATATAAATATCAAATGGATTTACATCTTTTACAAATGCTTCACCTTCACCGTCTATTTCCTCATCATATTCGTAACCAACTTCTACCCAGCCAAGACCAGATATACAACCTTTTTCAAATGTAGCACTTTCGCAAATTTCATAATTGCTTCGGTCCATAACATATTTTGTCATGGCTTTTCGTACTTCACAAAGTTGTGCATCATCATTTGTACGAGGTAAAAAATCTATATCATTGCGATTGTTGCGCTGGTAACCACTAAGCATATTTATCATTGGACGTATTTTATTTATGGTTACAACTGGTCTACCCATTTTTTTTAGTTTTTCAACATCGCCCTCGCTCCACTGTTTACCTTCAACAAAGTCAAAACACTCATGAGCTTCTTTTCGCCAATCGTTCATGTATTCAACACTTTCGCGAAACCATTGAGTAAACTTCATGATGTCATAATCATTGCTATCTATAGAAGGTATTTTATTTTCTGCTTTCACACTATCTAAAGGGTCTGTTACCGTCCTAGCGTCTGGCATTATAGCCATCAATCATCACCCCGCTTCATTGTTTGTTTTAAAGCATTGGGGATATTGTTCACTTAAGTTTTTTAGATGTAAATATGCTGCGTCAATTAAAGCCCTAGTCTGTGGGATATCTTTTACAGTAAAAACAAAATGACCAGGACGGCAATATTTAACGTCAATATCATCTTCGCTTTTTACTTGGCTTATACAACCATTAACCGCCATAAAACAAGCGCTACTTACAGAAGCACAAACAATATCTGGCTTTCCTGGTAATGCAAAATTTGCATGACCTCTAACCATTAAACCCAATCTTCCCTTTTGCTTTTTTATAAGTTTATATTCAATCAAATTAACAACTCCTTAAAAAATTATGCTGACCAACCTGTAGAATCTGTAGGCAATCCACCATTATATTTACTTTCTTTTTGTGGTGGTAATGGTCTTTCGCTGGCGTATGGATTTTCTAAGCAGAAATAAATTATTGCGTCTGCTGCGTGGTCCTCACCTTTTGTATCGTATTTTTCTGGATCGTGTTCATCGAATGTTAGCATTGGTATCGTTCTAATAGCATGTATGCAATTACTAAAAAAATAAATTGCTGGCTTTTGATTTCCGTTTTTATCAAATGTACCTTCCAATCTACGACGAAATTCTTCTGCACCATGTTCTCTACCTTTTTTACATGGTGAAAAACGTTCCCTGTTAGCATCGTATAAAACATCATTTATCTGGTCTGCAATAGAAACAGACGTGTCATCTTTTCCAGCAACTCCAATTTTTGCCCAACATGCACTATCCAAAACAGCCTTATAAACTTCTTCATCTTTTGATTCACATTGTATTATCCTTTTAGCAACTTCCACTGTAGTTTCTCCTGTTCCGACATTAGGTTTACCGCCATATCCATATAATTCACGATATACGTAAGCATTACCGTCATAGTCAATGGCAATCCAATAGCAAGCGTAAGGCCTACTACTTCCCCAGTCCATAACACGCCACTTAGTCCAATTGGTTGGTATCTTAAACGGCTTAATAACATGCAGGCTATCTCGCCACTGTTTAAAGAATTGTCCGCCATCTATTCCCCAATCACCTAATCCAGCAACTTTGTACCTATCTGGGTCATCTCGCTTCATGCGCTCAAACATTCGCTTATCTGCTTCATCTAAAAATTCATTGCACAAGTAATTTGTTGTTATCGCTAGAATGTCAGGGTCATTAACAACATCAAAAAACCTGCGCTTAACAAAATGAGCAGAACTCCACGGATTCATAGATATTGTTATCTGTTTAAAATATCCAGGAGGAACAGCACCACGAATACTCTCGTCTACACGATTGAATGCTTCTTCGTCATCGATTTCGCTGCACTCTTCTAGCCAAACCCAACACAGAACGCCAATATCTACTGTTACAGACGTTAGTTTATATGGGTCATCTAGACCACGTAGAATTATTTTTTGGCCTGTTGGTATGTAGATTATTTCCATCGGATTAACTTTTGTTTTCCATAAACTATCTACTCCCAAGCGATGAATTGCCCATTTAAGCTGCTGGAAGCATGAGTTATACAAAGTATTACCTGTTTTGCGAACAACTAAAGTATTAGCCAAAGGATATTTCATCATACGCGTTATTATATTCAGGGCAATAGTTGCAGACTTTTTAGAAGCACGAGAACCTTTAACAACACGATAACGACCCTCAAATCGCCAAAAAGCTGTATATCCACCGCCAACAATCTTTTTTAAAGATAATTTACGAATATTGCTACTCATCTAAATCATCTACTAAGTCATCTACGAACTGAACAATCATTTGTTGTCCGCCATCAACTTCGACTTTATTACTGAATAATTGATATCTTTTAGCTAACTGGTCCGCAGCTTTTAATCTGTCTTGCAAACTCGGATCCAATCCAAATGCGTCTTTTTCTTTACCACGCATTACACGTGTATAAAATCTTAATACCTCATCTTTGTCTGCAATCAGCGCATCGTGTTTAGCTTCTGTTATTGCATCTACATATTTTTTTATCTTAGGATTTTTGAGCATTCTAGTTGCTTCTTTAAATGCTGTTTCTTTTGTACACTTATAACCAGCCTGCTCATATGCCTCTCGTTTGTTGGCAAGCTGAACAAATAATTCACAGAACGTTCGCTGTTTTTCTGTTAGTTTTAAATCCTTAGCAAGTTGTGTTAAGTTTTCATTTTCCATCACCCATCACCTCGCTGCTTGTTAGGCTGAAGCTTGCGCATTAGTTCCTTTCTGTCTAATTTAAAAAGCTCTACAAGTTGCCGTAAAAATACTGGCTCACTCGCAGAGCTTAAAATATCTTTTTTATTTTTTATGCATCTTAGTTTTAAGATGTAAAACTTTCTTTCTTTTTCTGGAGAGAAAATTTCTTGCCTAGATAAGAGCAAAATTAATCCTGTTTTCTGCTCCATAGCTTTTATAACTTTTTTTATGCTTTTTAGGTATTTTCCCATAAAAACACCTCAAATACTTAAATTTTCTCGTTTTCTTGAAAATTTTGAGCTTCTTAGAGCCGTTTTAAGCGTTTTTCTTTTAGTGGTTAATATAATTATACCTGCAAAAATAAGACACTCTTAAAACGGCTCTAATTTTTAGAATTAAATTTAGAAATAACCCAATTCGGCAAAATTCTATCCAAATCACGCTTAAACATGATGTATAAATTATAATTAAGCCAGCAACCACAGAAAAATACAGTTGGACATATAAAATATTTGTTACAGCAATAAAAAGAAAACTTAGAATTTTTCTCAATTGTTTTTTCCATCATGTGCAGCTTAATAATTTTATTTATAAATCTTGCGCATGAACGTTCGGAAATTTTAAGAAGCTTAGCGATGTGTTTAATTTGCATTGGCTTAATATTATTGCCACTGCGATATACTAACAAATTTGTATTAGCTTGTAAGTGTTTAGAAAGCTTAAACATTTTTCCAATATCTGCGTCGGTTAGTTCTTCATGCATATTGCTGGGAAAAATGCTGATACGATTTTTTTGTGATGTAAAATAATATCCCTTTTCTGCATCAAATTTATTTTTAACATAAAACTCCTTTTGCCTTACGACTTCACCTGTGGCAGTATCTATTAGACTTTGCTTAACAACAACATCTTTACCCATTAAAAATACTCCTTTCTTTTATTTGTTTTGCGCAAATGCGCAATCTTAAATTAAGTGCGCAATTTCTATGCAGATAAAAAACGTGCGCAAATAAAATACGCAAATGCGCAATCTAATTAGTTATTTTAGGGGGAAACGTTTTTTTAATGCGCAATTGTACAAATACAACCAACTTTTTTAACTGCATAAAATAACCATTTTAGCTATTAAAAATACACAATTTTAGTGTCAATAAAAAAACCGCCATAAACTCTTATAATCTAAGAGGAAATGACGGCTTTTTATGATTAAAAATGATAATGCATCTATATATAATATATAGTAAAAATGAGCAAAACAAAAAGCGTATACCAGATGATGATATACGCTTTAAATACGAAGGAATATTTTTATATATTATACACCAAAAAACACACCAGTGATTACACTAATAAAAAAAATAAAATAAAGTATTTATAAATATACTCATTGGGTACTATAATGAAATCAGCAAATGAATTTAGGAGGAATAACAATGAAAAACAAAAATTTAATTTACGCATTAGAATATATGGATCCAAACGGATACACCTACCATGACAATAAAGAATACACCTCTTTAGAAGAAGCAAAATTAGCTGCTAAATCCACTGTTTATTTAGGTTCTGTATATGTAGTAAAAAAATTGGAGCAATGTATTTACCACTAGATGCAGATCCATCTGACATAGAAACATTAACTAAAAATTTACACCAAATGATAGAGTTAATGTCATTTGAAAAGGGATTATCTTTATTAAAGCAACTTGATTTCCAGCCAATGCTAGATGTAAAAATATTCTATGATAGAGTAGAAATGCTAATAGCTTATTCTAAAGATTTAAAGACAGTTATAAAATACACATTTTATAAAGAAATTGAAGAGAAATTCTTATTAGATCCAAACATTAAGGTATCACCATATAATAAAACAAAAATATCAAACGGTGATGGGGCAGAAGATTTTTACTGGAACATTATTGACGCAAAAAATATTGAACGTGATGGTGAAACTATTACAGAATGGTTCTATTATGAACATGAAGAAAACAAATACTCATGGAAAAAATTTGATGAGGATATAGAAGCTTTAACTGCTTTTAAATTCGCTGGGCAACAACAAATTTTCAATATTATAATTCGTGATATTTTTAATGAAATAAATGACTGTGATGAAGATACAGGAATAAAAATATTAAAACATGAAATTAAAAATAACAAATGGATAAAAAACATACCATCAAAATTTTTGGATTTTAGAGTTGACAATAGCAGATTAGAATACACTTGCTATCATGGTGATGTATTTAGTGATAGTTGGGCGAATGATTGGCGTTCTGTTATTAAATTTGATTATAGAAAAAATAAATGGTTAGTTAATTGTGAATGCTTTTATTAA